TATAACGCTGCACGTCATTAATGATACCACGCCAATCTGGGTACTTTGCGATAATTAGCTGCTTTAGTACTTTTTCATCATACTCAGAAACATCCTCATTCTCAAGAATAAATTTAATTCTCTTGAAGAACTTAGCAGCCAGAGCAGATGTTTCCTTTTTAGGAATAACAAAATTGACTTCAGTACATCTTGACTTAAGTGCAGGAAGAATCTTGTTTACGTAATTGCAAGTAAGAATAAAACCACAATTCTTACTGAACTCTTCCATAAAACCACGAAGAGCTGGTTGTGTTGACTGTGGATTTAGATAGTCAGCCTCATCAAGAATAACAAACTTACGTCCACCTGAAAATGACGCGGTTGATGCATAATCCTGAATGTCTGTTCGAAGTGTATCAATATTTCCACGCATAGATCCATTGATTAGAATATAATCACAACCAACTTCTTCAAGCATGGCCTTGGCGACCGTTGTTTTACCAACACCCTGTGTTCCAGAAAGAATTAAATTAGGCACACCTTTTTCTACAAATGATTCGAAGGTTTTACTCAATTCTTCTGGAAGAATACAGTCTGCAATTTTCTTAGGACGATACTTTTCACACCAAAGAAATTCTTCACTCATAATATAATGACTCCTTACTTACATGTAATCCAATATTTAGCAACTTCGCTTTCAAAGTAAACTGCTTGTTCGTAGACAGTTACTTTATAATCACCGGGTAGGAATGTCAACTTAGAAACATCGAGTACCGCTTCAAACTCTTTATCAGACTCACCAACTGTTTGATTGAACTGATTGGCTGTATTGTTCTTGCGATTTGTAACTTTTGCTGTTACGTTTTCTCCGTCACCAGAAAGAATAAAGTCTTCTGCGTTTAGTGTCCCAGCAGCCTTCTTTGCTTTCGAAAAAACTTTTTCTGATACTGTAAATTCAGCAAGAGGATTTTCAAGTTTCAGATTTTTGTCAGGAGGAGAAATAATAGAGTCTGGATGCGCAAAGAAAAACGTGCCTTTGTTTGATCCATCATTGATAACAGCTTTCTTGTCTTCAATTTCGATTTCATAGTTTTCATCGAATAGACTCAGCATATTTAGAAAAGAGCTGATGTCATAGATACACATCTCACCATCGATACTTTGCTCAATTTCAAACTCTGCAAGAAAGTTCTTTTGTGGAGACATTGTACGAACAATGCTTCCTTCTTTAAGAAAAATGGATGGATTGATTAGTGATGCATTCTTAAGAATTTTAATAGTATCGCCACTCAATTGCATTTTATTAGTCCTTTCGCTTATTTTTAGGAAATTTGATCTGATTTTTGGTCTTTGTTGCCAGATCATCAGCAACATGATAAAACAACATAGCTGTATCTTTGACTCCAAGATGCTGCTTATAAGCATCCGTTGTAGCAGCAAGAATTCCACCAAGAACAGCACTCGTAGCAATGGATTCTTCATTTACCATTGAGTCTAATTCTAATATATTCTCCGCCATGATGTCAATAGTTTGTTTTTTAACTTTTTGGATTTGAAGTTTAATGAGAGCATCTTTACTAACTGGCATATGAGATCTTTTGCTCCTCTTGTTTTAGATTTCTGGGAGATGTGTATTCTTTGAGATCTTCATGAACAGAATTAAGAGCAGACATATAATAATGTCTGATCCATTCATGATCAAGAATAACTCTTTCTGTTTTACCATCGTTTTGAACACCCACAAGAAATTCAATATCACTGATAATATTTTGTTTTTCATGAAAACGCGGTTCAATGACAAATACATTTTTGAGAAGATGACCTTTATCTGCTCTCGCAAAACTGTCTTCGACTGTTTTCTTATAATCATGAGAATGAACAATCATAATAGTGCGGCTGTTCATTTCTTCTACATGATGAGTAGATCTTCCTGTTCTTCGAGCACCCAAATCTATCATATTGAAAGAATGATTTATCATAAAGTCAAAATCGTCAATTGTCTCAAGCATTATTTTCTAACCTCCGCAGCATCAGCAGTTGCGGAAACTCCAACTTGAGCTAAAGCTTCCAGATTACCAGTAAAGTTGTATTTACCAGCATGAGATAATTTCATCCATGGACACATCCAGACTTTAATTCCGATATCTCTTGCCCAACGGCAGAACATGTAATCTTCGGAAAGATATCGATTCGATTTTTCATCAATGACAGTATCAAAGTAAGCCATGATCTGCCGTGTTCCATCAAAGTGTTTCGTGCGCACATGATCTGGCGTATAGAGTTGCTGTGGGTATGCTTCAGCGAATTTCTCAAATACTCGTCTTTGGATCATCATAAATCCAGTTCCGCCTTCAGATACTTCTGCTGGCTCATTAATCTTGATTTCACTAACTCCCTCAACTGGATTAAATACGTGATCACCAACAAAATTCTCAAGTACATTTGGATTTTCGTCGGCAAATCCTTTATCTACAGCTTTCTTGATTTTCTCCCAGGAAATTGTCTTCTTTGGATAGGGTCCACAAACGATATCCTTATCACTATCTGGATCAGCAATAGCAGCCAAAGTCAGAACATCATTAGCATCAAATTGAATATCAGCATCAATGAACATAAGATGGGTCATATCAGAACGAAGAAATTCATCAACTGTATAATTACGTGCGCGCGTAATAAGACTTTCGTTGAAAAGAAAGAACAGTCTCATATCAATTCCATAACGTGTACAGATTGCGGAAAGATCAGCCACAGATTTTGTGTATGTGCCTTCACAAATCCCACCATACATTGGCGTGCCTAAAAAAATCTTTCGTTTTCTAAGTTCTTCTACTGTAATTTCCATTTCCATTATACTACTGCTCCAATTCTATCTCTTGCTTTATTAATTTTAACACGCTGTTTTAGTGCTTGTTGCTTATGATAACGTGTTGCTCTTTTCAAGAAGTCAATGCCATTGATATGGTCATATTCATGCTGAATAACTCTAGCTGTCATTCCAGTAAAACGGCTGGCTTCAGGCTCATTAAATTTGTTTGTCCAACGAAGACGAATACTTTCAGGCCGCTTGATTTTTAAGAATAAACCTGGAAATGATAGACAACCTTCTTCAATATAACATTTCTCTTCAGATTCATCAACTATTTTTGGATTAAAAATCATTCCAACATCACGTGTCTGATGATTTAAAATTGCAAAGACACTATAAGGATATCCAAGTTGATTTGCTGATACTCCAAGAGCCCAGTTCTTTCCATAGAAACAGGACTTGAATGCTTCTTCAAGTTCTTCAATGGGAACCTGTGGATTATCGAAATCAAACGGTTCTGTTGGTTTATAAAGAATTGGATCTTTGGAATCAACTAATTTGGTCATCAATTTCTCTTAGCTTATCAAATATATCTTTGCCAAAAATTTCTTGCATAAGAAATTCATATATGTAACGCCCATTATTAAATCTCCTATGCAAATTCAAGTTCAGTAATACTTTCGTCCCAGACCTCATGACGCTGTGTATTGTTATCCTGTAGAAGCTGAGTTGCTTTCATCATTGGAAGTTGACCTTCAAGATATTTCTTAATCTCTGTTGCCATATCTTTAGCTGTCGTCACTGGAACATTCTGACAGACATGGTTTAAATTGCGTCTAGGATTGAGCAATTCAAAGTCTGAAGGAAGACCCATAATACCCATGCATTCACGGTATGTCAAAAATCTTTCTTCGACTGGGTGAGTCATATTACGTGGAAGATGTCCGACGAAAGCTCCTGTGTAATTTTTAGGTACATAGAGAGCTCTCGTCATGATACCACCACCTGAGTCTAGTTTTTTCTGACGGCGTTCACATTTCTGAGCTTCTTTTTCATTTCCCTGTTCTCGGAAAAACTTAGCTAACTCTGGAAATGTAATTCCTTTTTTCCGAATATATCCAGTCAATTCATATGACTTATCAAGAGATTCCACAAATTCAGCATGTGTCATCCCTGGATGCATTTTGTCCATAATAAAGCAGTAGTATGGATTATCTCGAAGTTGTTTTTCGTTTGTCAGTTCTGTTTGAGTATTTCCTTTGAGATTGGAAAGGAATTCTTTGATTGGAGTATATGGACGAGAATAGTATCCCATGGTAGGAACATGATCTTTCTCTTTCCAAAAGAAATAAAATGAACGTTGTCTATATTGTGGAAGACCATGAAGCAATGATTTTGTCTTATAGACTGTCATTGTATATCCGTTGTCTTTACCGATTTTGTAGATACGATCACGAATTTTCTTGCCGGTATTCCCAGCAAATGTAGGAGCGTTTTCACCCCAGAAGACTCTTGGCTTAATGTTTTCAAGTACATATTCAGCAGTGATAGCCATCCAATCATTTTTTGGATTGTCTGCACCAGAATGATGACTCATAGTACTGAGCCCTGCGCATGGGCAAACAGTAGATACAACGTCAACCTCTTTTAGTTTTCTTGGAGGATCATCACCGTCAATGACTCGATACGGAATATCCAATGCTTTCCAGTTATTGTAGTAATTGATTAAGTGAGAGTCATTTGCTCCAAATGCTTCATATGATGCAATCCATTCTGGAGTTGAACCATAAACTTCATCTGATGCTAAAGAAATTCCACCAATAAGAGGGATGACACTTGCGTGTGTTATCATTCAAACATTCCTTCCAGAGTTTTTACTGGCTCTTTTTTACTTGATTCATAAGCTTTCTTCCATTGAATAACTGCTGCGAATTTATCCTGTCCACCCCATTCTCCCATCTTTGCAACCTTTGTTCTGATGGTTACAAATTCTGGAAACTTCCGAGCAAGTTGAGCCATTGATTTGTTATGGACTTCAAGTGTACGATATTCTGCACAACCACCTTCTGTTTGTGTCAAACCTGGACGCACGCGATATCTAAAACTGATTCGATTCTTGTATCCTTTGGTAAGCAACTGCAGCAAGATAAAATAATCCTGTGAGCATTTCAATGATGTGAAATCAATTTCTTCTTTTGGAAACGTCTTTCCATTATAGAAATGAGCAATTGTCTGTCGCCAACAATCATCGTAATCTTGTTCACGAGGCATATTCCAGGTTGCTTCAAGACCACATGTAACAAACTCATCGAGCCAGTCGCTAATTTCTTTCATCATATTGTCAAAATAATCTTCGTATCCTTCGCGCTTGACATAATCATTGATTTCTGTATTGACGAGATTGTGCTGATCTTTTTCGGAGGGGCGTGATGTATAGACAAACTGCATAATGTCATCATCGAAAACAGCATACTTCTGATTACCGGCTTGATAAGCAATCCATTCACGAGTCGGACTAAGACCATATTTAAGTGGATCTTCACCTTCTGGTTCTTTGCCTTGACACGGACAGACAAGAACAGGATATCCTTTTTCTTTGAGAGCTTCTTCTTCGTCAGCTGCAACGACAAGTACTGCTTTTTTCTTCCATTTTTCTGGAAGATAATCGTAAGTAAGTTGATTGTCTACGCGACGATAGGTGGGAATATAAAGAGTTTCAATCATTGTTAATCATCCTTTGGTTCAAATACAACATCAATTTTTTTCTCGGCAGCACAGTAATTACAAACGACCTTTACATGATCTATATATGGGTGATCGAAGACAGTTTTAAATCCCCACGTTCTAATATCAATATCTTTGCCGTCTTTATATTTTATAACAATAGTTCCTCCGAGATGTACACTGTCATAAAAATTTGGATCATTGACAAAACCAGATGATTTCTCTGTTCCATCTAAATCTGTCATTATAACATCTTCAACGGACTTCCAGTTTTTCCAGACATTCTTCATATAATGAGTTACTTCTTGCTGAAAGATATCCATCCAATCCCAGACATAATTTACATCTTTCTGATATCTTTCAAGAGATTTACCAAGAATTTCTTCTATATCTTTATCGAAATTATTTTCTAAAAATGTATAGTTGGAATCAGCAAATGCGGTTGTTCCAGTTGCCAAAGGAATTGATACAGCAACACCGCTAATCATAAAGTTACGTCTATTCATCTTAAAATTCTCCTAAAATCTCAACCTCAATACCAGTCTCTTCAAAATTCATAAGAGACTGCTTTAGTTTTATTGTCCAAATATTTTCTGGATCTAGATTTGATACAATGCTGGAAGGCATGATAACACGAGAGATTCCAACCTGAATAATTGCTTTAGAGCAACCGTCACAAATTGGACGACCATGGACGTAAAGTACTGATCCTTTTAGCTTTACTCCATTGTATGTAGCATTATATATACAGTTCTCTTCTGCATGCACAGTAAGAGGATACTTTTTTTCTCTGTTCTCAAGTCTTTCTTGTGTGTCTGCAATTCCACGAGGAAATCCATTGTATCCAATAGACAGCACATAGTTGTCTTCTGGATTGACAGCAACAGCACCAACTTTTGATGAAGGATCTTTTGACCAAGTAGCTACATGAGCCGCAAGACCCATATATCTTTTATGCCAACTATCTGTAATCATCTTTCACTTCATTCCAATTCTTCTTAGTCATCAAATGATTTCCGGTTTTATACCAAGCCTCTACGCGCCAAAAATCACGTTCGTACACATGAAGACTACCAACCTGCCATGTGATGATATATTTCTCAAGTTTCAACATATCAACCATAAGAGATGCAACATGTGATTGCCAAGCATAGTCATTACGATATCCAAACACAACATCATTGCTGCGCATTTGCACAACAACTTCAAGTATATTGTTACGAATTAGATATTGCACAGCATTCGTACAGATAAAATCTGAACGACCATTTCTGCAATAATCATTATGCATACTCGGACGATTGTAAATCATTACAGCGCGCCGGCTGTTTGGATTCTTTCTGAGCTCTTCAATAACATTTAGATACTGATTTCCATTGTACTGAGACCAAATAAGAAATCCATAGTTAGAATTGATAATGCCATCTTTATCTGCAACCTGCTCCCAGATTTCAGGTACCTTTCCAGGAATATCTTTGACATAAAGAGATTTTGACTGATACCAAGCCAATTCTCTCTCGATATAGTCATGATTGATCTTTCCGAAAATGGTTGGTTCATCGGCTACAAATGAAGCACCGACGATTTCAAGAGTCTTTACTCCAGTCTTATCGACAATAAATTCTTTTTCTTCTAAAAGATGACCAAACTCTTCTCTAATTTCGGCCACAAATTTTGTCATTACTGCCTCATTTAAATGTTCCGTACTGATTATTGAAAATGTCTCTGTTGTGTATGTCTTGTCCTTCCATCTCACCACGTAAATATGTTACTGCGAAAGAACAATAATTGATGATGTCTTTATATGTATCCTCGATTCCTTCATGATTTGGTTCCTGAGTAGAACCATTTTCAGCAGCTTCAAGTAAACTGCGAGCTCGAAGTACTTTTTGCTCAATCATATCATGAATAGTAGAAATACCACGGCGATAATGCATGGCTTGTTTCACAGAAGATTTTGGATTTTGATAGTCTCGAGATTTACTGTTCTGCAGATCAATACATTCCTCAAGTACTATAACTGAATGTCTCTTTTCTGTGGCATAATCAGAATGTAGTCCCCCTCTTTCAGTAACTCCAATAACTTCCATTTGTCCAGAACCGTCATCTTGAATGGGTTCTTTTCGGATCCGCCAATATTGGTCTTTCCTTGGATATGTTGTGCCGTACGACATCTTTGCTGTCATTAATTGTTCTCCTCGAAAATTCCATGATTGCCTTTATGACTCGGTCCTTCCCAACCTTCAGGTTTAATAAGATCCGGCAGACCAAGTTTGTTTGGACGAGATTTATTGACACCTCGTTTCTTGGCCATATTTGCTCTCAATACTTCGTCCCATGCTTTATTAGCATCTACATCCATTATATCAAGAGTTCCAATAGCGACAACACATAAATCAATCAATCCGTCAATAATTTCTTCAGGATCTTTCTCTTTAATAGCAGTCTCTGTTTCTTTCAACTCTTCTTTAAGAAAATTCAAACGAAACTTTAGATGTTCCCAAATCTTTTTCTGGTTATCTTCATCTTGAAGCCAATCATGTACTCCATAATGCTGATGCATGCTGAAAATATCTTGGTACCAATTGTAACTCATTACGCCTCCATTTCACTAAAATTCTTTACTTTTGAAAATTTGATTACGTTCTTAAATTTGTCTTGTAAGACATCGCCTTTGTGAGAGATTACGAATACGTTTGTGTTCTTTCCAATATCATACAGCAACTTCAGAAAATCATCACATCCAGCATTATCAAGAGATGCATCAAAGACTTCGTCGAGAATAAGAAGGTTTGTGTTAGTACTATTCTTCATCTTCGCAATTGCTCTCCATGTCAACAGAAGAGCAAGATCGATACGCATCTTTTCTCCTTCACTGAAGGAACTGTACTGAAAACTGTCACGGTGCCGGGATTTGATTGTTTCATTGAACTCTTCATCAATCTCAAATTCAACGAAGAAATCCATCGATGTAAGATACTTATTGATCAGCTTATTCATAACAGGAATATACTGTTTAATGATTTGTGCTTTGACTCCTCGGTCTTTCAGCATTTCACCACAAACAGTCAATACACTTTTCTCATCAAGTATTTCTTGTTTACGAGAATTCTTATTGGAAAGATCTGTCTTTAATAAATCAATATTTGCTTTTTCTGCCTGAATGTCAACTGATTTTTCATTAAGTTTATCCATATCACTACGGACTGTTTCAATGTATCTTTCAAGAGAATTCTTTTGACTTCTATATTCAGATACTTTTTCTCTCAGTTCTGAGATTTTAGAAGAGATCGTGCGGAAACTTTCTAACTTCTCTTCTAAGGTAGTAATACGCATTTCTGCCTTATTAAGTGCAGTTTCAGTCTTTGCTCGTTTTTTGGATAGAGAATCACTTATTTTTAGAATAAAATTTTCATCTATGTCCTGTTTGCAGGTAGGACATTCCGTATTTTCACCGTAAAATGAAATTTCTTTATCCACTTTTCTAATAACAGTAGAAAACTTAGATCTATACTGTTCTATCTGTCTAAGCTGTTCACTGAACTTATCTTTTTTAACCAAGAGTGCATTCAGAGAATCTATTTGTTCCTCTTTCTTATCAATCTTTTCTTCAAGCTTCTCAATGGATTCTTTACTCTCTTTAATCTTCTGTTCATAATCTTCTTTGAGACCTTTCTGGTCACTTTTAAGATTATCAACATACTTTCTCTGAATACGAATCTTTTCTTCAAGAATTTCTATTTCGTTTCTAATGCTGTTCAAATTTTCTTTGTTTGATGCAAGCTTTTCTTTAAGAAGAATGTTCATAACAGAGAACATCTGAATATCTAAGAGATCCTCGATAATTTCACGGCGGCGCCATTTTGTCAACTGCATAAACGGAACAAACGTAGATGATCCAAGAATGACAATCTGTGTAAATGAATTGAAGTTCAGCTTAAGAATATTGTTCTCAAGAAATTTCTGATAATCTCTTGTAGCTGCGTCTTGATTTTGGATATTATCATTACAGTAAATTTCAAATACACCAGGTTTGATACCACGACGAATAAAGTACTTGTTGCTTCCAATGGAGAACCAAACTTCAACTATCAAGTTTTTCTTATTCACTGAATTTACAAGTTGGGGTTTATTGATATTACGGAATGGCTTACCAAAAAGCACAAAACACAATGCATCGAGCATAGTAGATTTACCAGCTCCATTGTCTCCAACAATTAGTGTATTTGCGTGTGATGCTAAATCAATTTCTGTCCAAGAATTCCCAGTAGACAGAAAATTCTTATAACGAATCTTCTCAAAGAAAATCAATCAGTATCTCCTACTCAACTGCAGTATATTCTTGAGCTTTATGGTAAAACTCTTCCATCTTTCGAGCAACCTGTTTTTTGAAATCATCGTCAAAATCTTCTGCTTCGATATAATTATGAACGATCGTCATAGTATCTTGTGTTTCTTCGAGAATATCTTCTTCTGATTGTTCATATACGTTGTGATGATCGTCTGTGATAGAAATAGACTGAGGATTGAATGAATAAAGTTTGTCCAACATCTGATCAAACAGACTCGGTTTTGATTTGTTGCTTACGACAACCTTCACATATGTATTTGCATATGAAGAAAAATCTCTCTTAAGAATCTTTTCTCTTGAATCTATACTATCATTGTAAATGATCTTATGAAATAACTTATATGGATTCTGCACGAAAGTCAACTCTTTTGTGGAACTATCGAAGATATGAAATCCGCGCGGATCATTATAATCAGACCATGTCATCTCATATGGAGAACCTAAGTATTGAATATTCCCCTTCTTTGAACGATGATGAAAATGACCAGAACAAACAAGCTCAAATTTATCGAATAGAGAAGGTTCTGTTCCATCATAGCATGCGATAGCATTACGATACATTGCAAAACCTTGAATTTCAAGATGACCGAAACAAACAGTTGCATCTGTGTCTTCGATAGTAGTCATTGATTCTTCAAAGTTGTCTGCACAAATCCATGGAAGTAATAGTATCTTACAATCGTCAAACTCTACAGTTTGTGGTCCTTCGTATACATGAATATTTTTGTATTCTCTGAAAAGAAGATCCATAGTATTTATTTTGTTTGTATTTTTATAATATGTCGTATGATTGCCAGCAATACTATGAAGTTTGATATTTTTTTCCCTCAATTTATCAAACCACATTCCTTTAGATTCGGATAATGTTTTAAAGTTAACAAACTTTCTTCTATCAAATGTATCACCCAAATCAATAACTGTATCTATGTTTTTCTTTTCTAAATATGGAAAGAAAACATTACTATAAAATTTATCATAGTATTCATACATCACACCACTATCGTTTCTACTTCCAAAATGCTGATCCGTAATAAGAGCAATTTTCATTATCGTCTAAGCCTATTGATTACTGCTGGTCCAACTTGAGTCCAATCGACATATGGTCTTTTACCATGAGCTACTTTAGAGAAATTCAGAGGACAACCAAATGCAGCATCATCAATATAAATCTGTGCTTCTGCTTTTGGAGACTCTGACCAACGACTAATGCTCTGATTTACAGCATCAAATTCAATTCCACGGTCAGAGCAATATTGAACAGCCTCAGCAAGTTCTTTTCCGTCTCTCATTGTCCAAAGAATAAGTTTGGCTCCCATTTCTCTGAATGCTGTCATGTACTCAATAGCATAAGAAACAGGGACACCAATATTTGGATATTCATGTTCAACTATAGTTCCGTCAAAGTCAATAGCAATTGTCAACATTCATCTATCTCCCATGCCCAGTTTACGACAACCCAGTCATCAATACAATTTTCTCGACTGATCAAATGATCTCTATTTACCTTTCTCACTTTATCACACCAATAGTCCCAATATTCAGATATGATATCATCTTCAGATTTTATTATCAAATCATCTTGACCATATTCATGATAAGCATAATATTTCATTACAGACCTTTCTTTTTCTCGTAATCCTTTACGAATTGATTGATACCTTCGTCACTAAATTCTTTATACACAACCTGTGTACCAATATGGTCAAAAGCATCTGAACCCCATGTAAGTTTATCTGTTTCTTGTTTTGTAGAAGCTGCCATTTGTGAGTTTACATGGTCCGTGATTTTATGCTTGTTATAAGAGTACTTCTGTTCCTTTGCAATTTTTCTCCAAAAGGCCCATTTAGTAATTTGTGTGAAATATGAAAATGGACTCTTCGATTTTTGAGGATCAAAATTGTGAAAGTATCTAACACAATTCTCAATAGCATCAGACACCATATCCTCTCGGAATGGATAGTTTCTATACTTGAGATCATATGAAAGTCTTTCTGCAATCTTATAAAGACACTCTCCAAGATAATGAGTAAGCGGAGGAGTTTCTTGTTTGTTTCTCTCTGCTTTATGAACGTCTTTATAATATTCTACGATTGCAGTATAAAATTCTTCATTGTCTACATAGTGTTCAGGATTTTGTTTACTCATTAGTTCAATTTGATAGAGTTATTTGATACAAGTGTCATCATAGCTTCAAAAATTTCTCTATTCTTTCCTTTCAATTCAGATAGTGCTTCACTTTCATTGTCTTCATCAAAGTCATCTTCATGCTCATATTCACTTGTTCTATTAGTATACATCGAATATGTAGATTTAGCATATCCGTCTTGAATAGTAATATTAGGAGATTCTAACAGGACAACATGCTTCCTGTCAACTAAAAATGTCTCGGAATCAGAAAATGGCATCCACAAAGCAAGTCCATGCGCAACTATCATTCCATTATTGAGAAATCGAATCTCTATTGGTCGATAAAGTTCTATCTTATCTGGGTCTTGCTGATCAACATAACTGATCAAAAGATCTCCTGATGTCAGTTTTACTAACAAAATTTCATAGTCTTTATTCATAGGTTCATCAATCATATCTAACTCCGTTGTGAGAAATAAAATAAGAGAAAGTGCGAAAAGTAAAGGAAGCCAGAATTTAATCATCTGATTGTCTTTACTTTATAGTCGAACTCCTCTTCAATGTAATACTGTACTCGCTTGAAAAAATGTTTTAGTGTGTAATTTGCACGGCCATTCCATTTAAGATCGTCTACAATATCGAATATCTTTGCCATTGATTTTCCTTCCGCTAGTCGTAAGGCTCTGCCAATACTTTGAAGATTTCTAACACGAGACTTACTAGGACTACACAGGACCACATTGTGTAAATTACGAATGTTAACACCAGTAGAAAATACACCAACAGAAGCGACAATAATACAATCATCGTTGCTTTCACATAGTTTACGAACACGCTCCCTATCCTCTGAAGCAACTCTACCGGATACAAAAAATACTTTCCTGGCATCTCCTGCTCTTTCTCGTATCATGTCGAATAAAGGCTCGCCATGTTTTTCGACAAACTGAAATAGAAGAAGGGTATTGCCTTTGCACATCATTGAAAGATTTGTCAGCATTTGATTTCGTTTTGAATTTGTGACAATCCAGTCGATCTCGTCATGATACTTCATTTTTGAAACGAGACGGCAGTCTTTTGGTGGATACTGCAATACTGTACAGAAAATCTTTAGATTGGAAATATGCTCGGATTCGATAAGTTCTTTTGTTTTGACAAACTGCTTTACTTTTCCAAACAGTCCTTCCACAGATAGTTTGTGTGCACCTTCCGAATTATCTTTAAGTGTTCCAGTAAATCCAAATCTTGCCGGGCATTTTTTAAGTCGTTCGAGAATTTTCTTGAGCGACTTGGCATCGTATAAATGGCATTCATCTCCTATAACACATCTATATTTATCAAAGTACTTCTTTGGTAGTTTTACGAGTGACTGCCATGTGGAAATAGTAATTGGACAATCAGATCTTGGATCAATTCCAGCCTGTACACAATGAATATTTTCTGACGGCATTCCATAATCAACGAAATCATCACGCATCTGATTCACAAGAGAAATTGTCGGTACAATAACAAGTACTGGTTTCGACATATAAAATTTGGCTAATCCATAAATGATAAGTGATTTACCACTTGCTGTAGGACTTAGAATTGTAGCTCTTTGTTCGTTTATGCAATAATGAAAGCTGTCAACTTGATAATCTCTGGGTTCGTACTTAGATATTCTTCTAAAATACTTCTCTGCGTCAGACCTAGATATTGCAGGATGGTCTGTACTTTTGTATTCAACATCGTATCCTCTTTGTTTTGCAAACACTTTGATATGAGGAAGTAATCCTTTATAGATTTTTCCTGTCTTTGTACTAAACAGACGAATCTTACCGTCCCAAACTTTGTTTCTAAATCGTTTGTCCCATTTCTTATTTGGAGACTCGAAAGAAAAGAAGTCCGAAATCTCTTGTGTAATTCCGTTCTGAGCTTCTACTTTAATATGGACATGGTCTATATCAGTAATTTTTAGCATATTGTCTGGCACATCACTTTCACATACAGCGAAAAATGGATTCATTACCCTCCGAAGTTAGTCATCTTATGCCATTCGATTGCGGCTTTAATTTGAAAGCCTCTATTATTTATTGCTTTTAGAATATATTCTAATGTGTGTACTTTTTCCTCAGCAAGACCAATTCTTGTTGTGAGTGCAATCATGTCATCATCAGCATCTATATAAGAATTAAGATCTCCTTTAAGCACAACTTTCTTAAATGGTTCTCTATTAATCTCCGCAAGATCTTCTGGATTGTTCAGATCACCAGAATAATAATCACGCAAAAGAGCAGTCAACTTCTTTTTCTCAGCCCGTAGCTTAAGAAGTCGAATTCTTTCGTCTCCGTAATACTTTAGATATTTTCCATGAAGATACGGAATGTTTAGACTTTCATCTCCAAGTTCAGTATCATTCACTTTGCAGTCGGCTTGCCACTGCTCAATAATTGTTTCATACTTCATAAATGATTATAATGTCTCCAATGTAAATTTACGATAACGAAAAGACGCCGTTGCTTCGAGATATTCAATGTCTGGATTTCTTGTATCAAAATCAAGAGAGTTGAGAGAAACAGGAAACATATCCTGAAATTGAATGCGAATATTTGCATTCTGATGACTTGTATAAATCAGTAAAGATGCATCCGAATAGTATTGTTTTTCGTTTGGTTTGCTTGTTTGAATAGAAGAATTTGATGTTGCAGGAAATGTTTTGTATTGTTCATAATTATCAGGAAACGTTATTCCAATCAACCAATTATAGATCTCATTGTAGTTTTGCATATCTTCATCAACAGCAAAACGAATATCCAAAGGCTCAAAACTGATCTTCGTTGGTGTATGAGGCAGACGATTAAATGGATTGTCTGATAATACTTCTTGAGAAACCATGCTCGGCAAAGAAGCACCTTGACAGAAATAGGTCAATAATGGTGCTCTCTTTAGAGTAAAAATAAAACTGAGAGGACTGAGAAAATTTTTATTCTCAGGTACGCCTGGAATTTGTGCCATAGATTCTCCTTTATCTATTTATACACTCTTCATTCCAAACTTTCTGTAGTGTCACATACGGAACAAAAATGGTGTACTCTTCGTTCAGTAGATTGAAGTATCTTTGAATAGGATAAATGTCTTTTGGAACTCCCATAATGATTCCAAGGATTGCATTGTCAACCAGAGATACCACAGCACCGCCAGACATTCCTTCTAAAACGCGTCCAGTTCCAATCCAGAAATCGGATCTTTTTTCACCCTTCCATGATAAATTTATTGACTCAAGAGTAAATCCACGTGATCTGATATTTACTTCCATCTCAGTTCCAAAATCTAAAATAGAATCTTCATGAGGAATGAATACCGTCATTTTAGCACGATATTCCACAGGTTCATCTTTATTTGGATCTCTCCACAGAACAGAATTTATATTTTCATCTCTAACAAATTTAACATCAAGAATTTCATTGGAACAGATTTCTTGTGAAAGAGTTTTATTAATATGTGCACTTGTAGCAACAATATTATCGTCCCAAGGAGTAGCATTTTGTTCATACATCCGTACTTTAATGAGAGACGTCATAATATCTCTCATTGAGTCACCTTCTACAACCTCATTTGAATATACAGTTGAAGAGAAAAACAGTAATACCAAAACAGTATTCAGCAAAAACCTAATCATATCTAAGTCCTATTTACAGTTCAACGAAGGTACAAGCTAGACTATAAACCAAAAAAACACTTTCGTCAATCCAAAAACAGAAAAAAAAGAGGAGGACCGAAGCCCTCCTCAGTTTGTTTATATATGCCTGATTTTACATCAGGTTCTTAACAGTAACAATACGGTAGTAAATGTTGCTGTTTGCAGCGCTAACTACACCGTTTGCAGCAGTTGTTGCGAACGGATTGGCAACCAGACCATAACGAGTCTTGAAGCCAATTTTCGGCTGAAACGTCTGTTCCCCGATAGCGCGAGCCATCTGCAGAGGCACGTATGGGCAGTAGAACAGACCAGCGTCGTAAGGTGAAGAACCTTTGTAGCCGATCGTGTAGTACTCGTTACCTGAAGCAGACGCGAAGTAAGGATCAATATAAACCTTGATCTTACCGAACAGAACGCCGGCAAACGTGTTGCCTGTGTCGTCTGTTTGCAGGTTGCTTGACAGAGCAGGGCTGTAGTCCAGAAGACCAGCAGCGTTCAACGCAGTAGCTACGTCGGAACCACAGATCAGGACGTTACCCTTACCGCGACGAGTCGACTTAGAGATCTGGTTGGCATCGCGGTCGATCTGAACCATCAGGCCCTTAAATCGTTCCACAGACCAACGTCCGTTAGAGTCAACGTCGAGGTCAAAAGTACCAGCATTCTGAGTGTTCAGCTGAGCACCCGCAGTAGCAGTACCGTTGATTGCGCGAATAACTTCACGGTTGATTTCCGCCAGAATTTCAGCAGAAAGAATGTTGCTGAGTTCTGTTTCCGCGTCCAGTCCGTGAACCGCTTTCAGATCCTGTGCAAGTTCGGTTGAGTATTCAGCCTTCAGTGCACGAGTTTCAGCAGTTACGGTAACCTTCTCGATTGAGAACGCCATTTCCTGGAAGTAGTTGTCAGCTGCATCGCCGAGAGATTCAGCAATGGCAGTTGTCATACCACCTGGGAAGCCGTAGTTAGCTCCTGTCGGATCAGAACCGTAAGTTGTCGACAGCTGCGAGTTAGCTGTGACGTAAGCTGTGTTACCAGCCATGATAGCAGAGAAGCCAACGTTCGCTTCGTTGTAAAGCGCTTCTTTACCAGACTGGTTAGTATAACGCGGACGGATAGCAAAGATCAAGCCCGTCGGACCTGACATTGGCTGAACGCCGGCAACGTCATACGAAATTAGGTTCGGCATAGAACGACGAACCAGTGAGATAAGTACCGGGTCAAAAATATCGACGGCACCATCGCCAGCAGTCGAGCTGGATGCACCCATTGAGTTGTTTGGCGCAGCTTCCGACAGAAGCCCCGTACCAGACGCAAGAGCACGTTCCGTACGTGAGAACTTTTCCTGGTTTTCTAGCATTTGAGCAACAATGTTCTTTTTGTACGTTCCCTTGATCGGCTCAAGGTCTTCGTGCTCAAGGACAGGCTGCCACTTTTTTACCAGATGATCAGCAAAGCTCTCATTGAAAAATTCTGGATTCAACATAACTTTATAACTCCTTATTCTTATTCTTTACGAGCTGAGCGGCCAATTGCATTGACGTATGCACTCATTGCGCCCGTTGGTGTTGTTACTTCTTCTTCAATCGGTCCTTCATAATCCAGTTCTTCGTTGAGTGAACCGATTTCACTATCTGAATTATCAAAATAACTTTCTTTGATAGTTTCAAGTTTTTCTCGGTAGCTGTCTGAATCTTCAAATGCTACAGCTTCTGCGAGATCTTTAAATTTAGCAGCATCCGTATCAGTCAAATCTTCTGACAGTTCTTCAAAAATGTCTTCTTTTTCTCCATCCTTTACTTGTTTGCGAGCTTCAACAAGCTTGTTGTGTGTTTCATCAAGTTGAGCCTGAAGATCTTCAGTGTGTGCAACAAGTTCTTCCACAATGTCGACTTTATCTTCAGGAATTTCAACGTAATGCTCGACAAACAGATTCTTTAGACCACCAAGGAAGTTTTCAACCATTTCCTGGCGAATACCTCTTTCAATGGCGACCTTATTTTCTTCAACGTATTCAGCAGCAATATACTCGAGATATTCGTCGAGCTTTTCTGCCAGGTCATTGTAGATTTCTTCTTTTGCTTCAGCAAGTTCTGCTTCTTGTTCAGCAGCAATGTTTTCAAGAATTTGATTGACCTTGGAAACAACAGCTGCTTCAAAGATTGTAGTTGCTTTGTCTTTAAATTCTTCCGTTAGGTCTGATTCGTTTTTGAAGATAGCATTCAGATCTTCTTCAAGATTAATATCTTCGGCCGAAACTGAGCGAACGGTATATTTTTCTTCGTTGATTTCTTTACCATCTTCTTCAGTATATTCTTTCTGAAGAGCGGCAAGCAAACTATCAAAAGAAGAAACAAGAGAGCTACGATCCATGCTCTGCATCTTTTCGACCATGGCATTGATAACGCCAACCTTTGTCTTAACTTTTTGAGGAGCTTTATCTCCATTGCGCTTATCACCACGACGTGGCTTTGTTTGACCTTTAACTGGATCAGGAGCCATTGAAGGATCACCCATAGAAGCGTCAACTTCGTCTAGGTCATCATCTTCTTCGTCCTCATCATCGTCGTCATCAGATGAATGAGCCTTGTCGTCTTCTTCATCGTCATATTCCTCAGTCTTTTTGCCTTCCTCGAGTTCTTCTTCATCGAGGAATTCGTCTTCCATTTCTAATTCTTCTTCGTTAAGACGATCTGTTGACATCTTGAATCTCCTTGTTTATAAAGATTATCTTCATATTATTTATAAATTTCATTTCTCTAAGAACTATTTCTTAAAGGTTATTGATGAAATCCTCAAATGCTTGCATTTTTACTTCAGCAAGGTTTCTTTTACTTGCTTTTTTGACTTTGTTTTTGACCTTTTCAGATAGCCAAATCTTACGTTCTGTATCGTAATACCATTCCACTCCTTCCATTACACCTTCAACGAAGGCATTAGGAGCAGAAGGATCAGCAACAATATCACCCGCTGTTGCAAGTTGAAAATCTTTTTGTACTTCAGCAACGCCACGGTTATTTTTAAGTGTACCCATTCCACGTGAGGAAACACCAAGCTGACATTCTTCATCGATAAGATTTTTAACAATCTTACCCATCGGTGTATCCATAATTTTGGCTTTCCCGATGAAGTTGTTGCCTTCTTGTTTCAACTCAACGATTTTATGTGATACGCGATGCAGATTGATAACAGGTCCATCTGGGTGACCGAGTTCTCCGTAAGCCTTATTCTTGTTTACGCTTTCTTTGACATAACGATTGCATTCGTTTGCAAGAACATCTACTGGATACACACGTCCGTTTCTGTTCTTGATACCACCCTGCATAAAGATACCTTTGATATAGTAGTCTTTACCAGCGGTACCTTCTTTAGCCTCTGTGAGAATTTCTACATCTTCGATTGTTTCAGTGATTAGCTTCATGAAACAGAACCTTTCTTGTGAATCTTAAGTAATAGATTTCCGGTTCCATTAGCAAGAGTAAATACAACGTTTGCTGTACGGTCTCCAGTAGAAACTTCTATAGGTGTTCCTTCAAGTTGGAAATCAATACTTCCAGTTTGACCATAACACGTCCAAACAGTATTTGCACCACGAGCAATTGCCCATGAAGCATTATTTGATACATTCGACCAAATGGCTTTGGAGATAACCATTTCCGAAACAGTTTCTCCAGCGGCATTTGCTGGGTTTGTTCCACCGTTCAGATTAAGATATCCAGAAGCATCTGTACGAATTACAATATAACCGCGTTTCTGATTTGATGTTGTCTGCTGAGCCATGTATTACTCCTTAAGAAGCAGAATCAGCGAAGTTCAGCATCTTCATAAATTCTGATTTACCTTTACCAAGATTAGCCGCAAACTTTTTAGCATTAGCTGGTTTGAGTGCTTCATAAACATTCATAAGAATACTTGCTGATTTCTTATCGACACTCATCGAACTTCCATTCTTGAATGTAATCTTTTGCTTTGACCCAGAAGAAACAATTTTCTTAAGTGTATCAATGACGTTGACTTCTTCCGTAATAAGTGTTTCTGCCGATTCCAGATTTTCTTCTTTGACTCCTTGAGCCTTTGTTGCATTACGATTTGCAGCCGTTTTAGACTGCTTCATATTTAGTTTTTTCATAAAGTTTGAAATCTTTGGAGAACTACCCTGCTGATTGGGTTTGTGTTCACCTCCAGTAACTTTACGGTTTGGATCAACACTATCGTTGGAATTGACCGTACCTTTGAACTGACTTCTTTCAGCATTAGGATGTTCGTTTTTCTCAACCTCATGCTTCTTTTTAAGTTCTTTTTCTTTTTTAGAAGAAGTTTCTTCTCCTTTGCCTTCATCGTCCGTTTGTTTGTTCGGAGTCAGATCATCAGCAGGAGAATTTCCTTTTGCTTCTGAAAATAGTTCACTGAAGGTTTTCATTTGTTTAGTCCTCTGATTCTTCTTCGTTTGTAGATTCATCAAACAAAGATTGACCAATTTCAACGCGTTTTAGATCAACATATTCTTTAGCGTGATCATGAATTTTGTTTTCCACACCTCGCTTGAAATCATTAGTGCGACCTGCTACAAGATGGTCAATAAGTTCTCGGGAATTAGACATAATTACTTCTCCGTCTGTTTACTATTATTTATAAAAGAGAATTCTTCTACCATTCTTCTCTAATACGAAAGATGCCTGCTACAGTTCCGGAACCACCATCAAGCGTCTGTACTGCAATTGTCACAGGTTGATTCTCAGGAATAGTGATAAACAGGCCACCTTTATCGGTTGATTCTGATGTTTGGTTTCTATTGGTCGACGAAGTAACAATTTCAGTGTAAATACAATGTCCATCAGTGATTTCGTTGTTAGCAGTTATATCGAAAATTGTGGAAACCTCACTGTTTGCATGTAATGCGGGTACTTGAAAATTAGCAGTGTTTGAAATTGTTGAGTTAACCATAACTCTAACGAGGATGTCTTTATTGACAGGAAACAGTTCAAAACCTTCAATCTTCTTAGCAATTGATCGGTCTTTCTCTGTATTTTTGCTTTGAGCACTAAGCAAAGGTCTCAATGTACCATCTGTTCCTTTACTAGCAACATAATCAGAAACAATACGCGTATCTGGACTGAATGGACCAACAACTGAAAATTGACGGCCGGCAACATACACTACATTGTTAGATGTAGAGTTGCCATTTGACAAGAGGACACCGATCGGAAGATTAGGAAACTTTAAGCTAGTCTGTTGTGAAGGTTTATATACATGACAGATAATTTTACGCTGCCGTAATGTGCTAGGATCCTGAATAACTACACCCCATTCAACCACACCATACCCATACCACGTAAAATCAATGTGATAAATGTTCCCAGTATTCAAGTCCAGTTGATATCCGGATGGTCCAGTCCCATCAAGTCTATCTAAATTCCAAGCTGTTTGATATGTTTTTTCAACAGCAATACCATCTCGTGTAACCTTAACGTAAGTTCCTCCAGAATCTCTTCCGAACACAAGACCATTTTCAGGTTCAATTCCCGTTTCTTGGTGTTCATATCCCCACTCAAGATACGCACCGTTTGTAAACTGTGGATCTGCGTTTGCAAAACGGATACCAACACCAACCTGTGCACCGTATCCAGGCATATAACGTCCACGTTCTGCCGTATGTAACTCAACAACACTATTAGCTGTACTTCCTGTATATAAAACAATTTCTGCTGTATTACCATCAACAGCATTTGCTGTACCTGTTTTTTCAACAATGTCTCGAATAGCACTGACTCCTTTGAATGGAATCACCTCAAGAATTGGTGTTCGCTGGACAACGTGAATTTCATCATAACCAGAAACTTGTTCATGGTCGATTAAAACTCTATTATTGAATGTGTATGACATTTAGATTATGCTCCATTCCACGCCATCATAAACCATCAAGATAGACGCGTTGTTAAGTTGAAGTTTGTAAAATGCTGCACTGTCAACCCCATCAGTTGGTGTTACTGTAATTGGGTTGTTAACCGCATTTCCTGATGCATCTTTGATATGAACCTTTGTTCCAATTTCGAAGTTTCCTCCGATAGAAAGTGCTGTATTGTTTGTTGGATTATTGACCTTTACTAAACATTCGGCTGTCGTGAAAGATGTGTTTGATAATGTATATGTATTAGATGTTACATCAATTCTAGTGAACAAAACTCTATTTAAATTCTGATGTCTGTATTTCTGAATATTAGAATCAAAAATAAGAGCAGCATTATTTGCAATTTCACTAAGAGGTAGATAGTTTAGATCATCATTTTGATGTAAATTGACAGATCCGCCTCCACCACCAGAAGATATAACACCTTGACGAACAGATTTTTTTAACTCATTGAAGTCTTTTTCGAATTGTTTGATAATTGGAGCGACATTCGCACTTGCTCCAGGATCTCCCTTTGGGCCTCTGGGTCCAGTTTTACCAGGAGTTCCAGAATCTCCCTTGTCACCCTTTGGGCCTCTGGGTCCAGTTTTACCTGGGTCTCCCTTGTCACCTTTTGGACCTCTAGGTCCTGTTTTTCCAGGAGGTCCAGGTAATCCTCTATCGCCGTCATTGCCTTTTTCGCCTTTGAGCCCACGTTCGCCACGATCACCTTTGAGTCCGCGTTCGCCACGATCACCTTTTGGTCCTTGTTTACCATCACGACCTGGTTCTCCTTGAGGACCGGATTCGCCACGATCTCCATCCCGGCCAGGGTCACCTTTTTCTCCGGGTTCTCCTTTTTCTCCTTGAGGACCAATTTCTCCTTGGGGCCCCTGTTCTCCGTCTTTTCCATCTCTTCCAGGATTCCCCTGTGGTCCTTGAGGACCTCTTTCACCAATCGGTCCCTGCTTTCCTTGCTCACCTCTATCACCCTTTTCTCCTTTTGGTCTTTCAATAACCTTAATTTCGGAAAGAATTTCAGCTTTGATCTGTTTAGATTTTTTCTCAACAATAGCAATCATTGCTGCTAAAGTTGGAGCATTTTCCAGAAGATTTTTCATTTTTTACTCCGCAATAGGAGCTGTATTTCCATGATCCACAATGTGATTGAGATCTCCGTCAAAATACTTTGTCATACTCTTAATCAGTTTCTTTTCATCTTCTGTTAATTCTTTAGGAGGAATGAATTCTTCTTTTTTATTGTCTTCATCCTCTTCGTCTGGAACAGGAGTCGGTGTGTTATTCGCGAATGGATTTTCCTTTTTCTTTGGAGGAAACCCTCCGAAATCATTACCATCATCATCTTGCTGACCAAATGCTGAATTGTCTTCTTGATCGAATGGATCCTGAATTTCTCCAGATGACTTTTCTTTCTCAATACGTTCTTTTTCTATTTTAATTTCTTCATCTGTCATTCTAAGAATTTTCTTACGTGCATACTCCATCGAGAAGTATTTACCAACAAACTGATCAACTTCTCCAAGCAAACCAATACGATCACGAAGAATTTCTGTCTCTTTAAGTTCTACATATTCGTTATCTGTTGCAAAGTCATATGTGATAAACTCTTTGATTTTACGAAAATCATTGCGATGCATAATACCGCGAAGTGCAAGATGAATTTCTAACAGTTCATCAAATAGAATTGCAAATCGATTACGGAGTCTTTTAACAAACTTCGTAAATTTGACTTCGTCTCTATCAATTTCTTGTGAACGACCAATATTAAACGTGTTCTCTGATTCCATACGTGAAATAGGAACATTCAACGCTTTATAAAGTCTACGGCGAAAATAATCGACATCTTCCATTTCACCAAGATTTTGTCCACCTTCAAGAGTACTGATTTCAGTTCCTCTTCCACCTTCACGTCGAGGCAACCAGAAATCTTCAAGCATATTCATATACTTGCGATCATCTCTGATTTCGCCTGTATTAGCATCATACACGACTTTATTCTTGTAGCGCACCATCATGTCGCGAAGATGTTGTTCAGCTTTGATCTTTGGGAGGTTACCAACATCAATGTAGAATACTCTACGCTCAGGCGCACGAGAGATACGATAAATAACAACCGCATCTTCAAGCATTCTTAACTGATTGATTGGCTTAATAGCTTTGTGAATATTAGAAAGAACTAATGTATTTGTTTCGTCAAAGATACCAGATGTTGTATAGATAACACTGTCTTTTGAAAGTTTGACACCCTTTTCTCCAGATGAATTGATGAATCCATCCTTATTGAAAAGATAATACTGACGATATCCTTTGATGATTTCGGCGCTAGTACGTGGATCTTTTTCTTTGACTCCTTCTTTGACCTTCTTGATTTTACGAGGGTCAATCATTCGGAGTTGACGAATGCCTTTACGTGAGTTCTTCTTATCAATGAGAATATGATAATATAGACGGCCATCGACATACCATCTCTTGAAGATTTCATAACCTTCATTGGAGAAATTAAGCACTGACAATAGATAATCAAATTCTTTTCGAATTTTTTCTTTGATTGAGTCGTCTAAAGATTCAAGCTTATCAAGAACAATAGACACAGATTGGTCATCACTATCAATAGTGATTGCTTCGTTGACGATGTCTTGAATAGCTACATCTGGTTCTGGTTGAGCAGCGAGATTACGATATTTTGTAATAAGTTGTGCTTCATTCTTGAACTTACCTTCGAAATCAACATAAGATCCGAAAGCCTGTCCTGAAACACCAATTCCAGAAGAAATTTCAATTGCACCATCTTCTTCTTTGGGCACAATTGACGGAGTAAGATCTTCACTCTTATTCGTTTTTTTCTCGATTTTCCAACCAAGCAACTCAAAGCCGGCCATAAGAACTCCTTTTCATTATAAAGCTATATATTGCTTGGAGAGTTAGGAACCTCCAGCGTTTCCTGTGACACCACCAATAACTTTCCAGTAATCATAGACGAATGTGCACTGGAATTCTTCGACTGTATCTCCACCTTCCCAATTCAGTTCAATTGGTGAAATGGTCTGTGGGAACATTCCTATAAATTGATACGTACGAAGAGCAGTACCATCTTTACCGAAGTGAGTTACTGTTGCTTGTGATTTGTACTGAACCTGAGAAGAACTTCCGGTTGTTCGAAGGTTGCCCTCAAAGCTGTTGATCGCATTTGACCATTCTTCAAGTGCATTTCGAATAGCGAAGTCTTCGTCATTGAGAATTGTTACTTCCCATTCGGCGAATGTTCTGTTACCAGCAAGTTTGATTTCGCGACCAAAGTATTTTACTGGAATAACTCCAAGTTCTGCTCCTGGAATAGCAGCGGCTCGACAAAGTAGAGGTACTTTAACATCTGCAGTTCCATTGATAGGATTCTGAATCTCTACCTGGAAGAGAGAATTGCGAGCACCGCCAGCGGCAAGTCCTGCTGAAAACTCGTTAACATTGAAAGACATTATGCTTTACTCCTTTTCTTAGAACGAGCCAACTACTTCAGTGAATTCAACGCCAGTGCGGACTCCAATAAAGTTCAGTTTAATGAAGTTGATTGAACGTGTCGGTTTGATGTAAATATCACAGACAAATTCGTTTCTGTCAATTACTTCGCCTGTATTATTTGTTCCGTCACAAACAACTACAAAGTCCGTAATACCTCTGCGTCCCTGTACGTCGCGCAAGAACGGTTCTACAAGATTGCGGAACTGAGTTCTTGTTGTGTCGTCATTCTGTTCAAACAACGTGAAGTTAGCTGCAAGTTCAATTGCTTTTTCAAGTGTAATAAACAGACGACGTACGTTGATTCGATCAAAGGCACTTGGATTAGACAACATTGTCTTATCTCCAAGAAGAACAGTTCCCTGGCCAGCCTCTGAAACAACGGGATTGATTCCGTTTTTGTAAAGCTGATCACGATGTGACTTTTTAGGATTGTATGCAAGACGCTTAACGTTCTTGATGTTTCCTCTATTGTAGCCAGCAGGTGAGAACCATGGATCTCTAACCGCATCTGTACGAACCATTAGGCCGCCAATATCTCCGTTTAGAGGTATGTAACGATCGACATCATTGTACTTATCGTACTGCAATTTCCAACCACTGTCCATGACTGCGTATGAAGTTGACGGCAGCAGATTGCGATATGTGATAATATCGTCCATTTGAGCTGTTTCGTACGCGTCATTTCCAACAACATCTGCTTGTCTCGGTGAGATACATGCTACACAGTCCTTGCGAACTTCGGCAATGTTATTGATAATATGTAATGCACGAGTCTGATTTGCACCAGCACCAAGCAAGATAGAAACGTCAATTTCTTTCTTATCGTTGAATTTATCCCATCCAGTATTGTAATTAGAGTCAGAAGGTGTTACACCATCTTTACCCCAAACAAAACTTGTCGTATCTGGAGTTGCAGGACCAGTGAATGTAAATGAAGCCTTCGATCCGAAATTTGTTGTCCCAGAAGGATGACCTGTCCACCAAGCCCATTCAGATCTACGATTGATTGCATCTTTATAGTAATTTGTTGATCCGTCAGGTGCTTTTGCATCAGATGCAGCAGACAGCCCTTCGAAGATTTCAAGAATTTCACCACGTGTTCCTGTGATTTCGCCATCCTCGTCGACGATAGCAAGGTGAAGTTCATCACCACTACCACCAACTGTATTAGCATAATCTGTAGTTCCGGGTGCTTTCTTGACGTAATCGTAGTATTCCCAGCGGCGTTCAATACTTGCAGATCCACTTGTGTGATTTGAGTTTGAAGAAGCAGCCGCAGTCGTGTTACCAGTATACTTACTTGATAGTATCAAATACGTTGCGTTTGTAACAGCGGATACTTTAACAACTTCTTTATCTTGACCAGCAACAAGCAAGTCACCAGATACAAGTTCATTGGCAAAATCAGTACCCAACCCAGTTACGACAGTACTGTTAGAAGTAAAAGTCAAGTTACCAGAAAGAGTACTTGAATAAGCATTACCAGTCAAGCATAATGAATACTTGAGAGAATTACCAAGTTCTCCTGGATACTTAGCAACAAGAGGACCAACACCAGAAATTCCAGAGCTGTAATTGTCGTCGTAATCGTTATCTGATTTGATTAATGTTTTTACAGTATTGGCAGACGCCGTAATAGCATTTTGAGCATTTGCGCCACTTTCCTCAACTACACGGACAGTATATAACTGATTTCCATAAGCTAGGAAGTTAGCTCCAGTGAAGAAATCAACATATGTATTAGCATTCGGTTCGCGAAATGTATTTACCAATCCATTTTCATCAGAAATCAAAATTGGTTTCTGAACCGGACCCCAACGAAAGTGCCCAACCAATGCTCCTGTACTAGTAGAAACATTTGGAACTGACGTTGTAAGATCGCGTTCGCTGATTGTGATGCCTGGAGAAACCTGCAGAGCCATCTTATGATCTCCTTGTTAAAAATAAAATTCGTTTCATATTATTTATAAAAACGGAATTCTTAGTATCTACCGTCAAAGTCCCAGCGAGCACCATACTTATCCATGAACTCTTCCTGCTCATCTTTCTGTTCAAAGTAATCGACTCCATCGTCGATAATACCAAATGGCATAAGATCTTCTTCGATAAGACGTTCGTTGTCTTTCTGAAACTGTGCTCTAAAGTCAGTATTTGTTATTTCTTTGAAGTATTCCTGCTTAACAAGCCAAGAGAATAAAACAAGACACATAACCAAGTCATCAGTTCCAGTATCAGCTTCATAAGAATCTTTAATAGAAACAAAATTAGACAGTTCAGTGATAGTATCAAAGTCCTGAATGATCAGCTTGTCTCCTTCAATCAAATCTTTTAAAGTTGAACAACCAATACGTTTAACCTGTTTAGTTGTACGAACACCTTTAGATACATTTGCTCCAAAACCAGATCCAATTTTTTGGCCACTGCGGCCGCGCATGGTTGTCATAAGAATGTTTTCGTATTCGTAGTCGTAATGAAGAATGTCTGCTACCTGCTCACCAATATCATTGACTTCTACAAGTACATATGCTTGGTTGTATTTGTAGCATGTGCTGTAAATAATTTCAGGATAGAGAGATGGTGAAATCTTATTACTTCTATATCGTGCAACCATTTTATACGGCATTTCTGTAATATCAATAACCGTAAATGCAGAATTATCTAAATGGACACCTCTCGAAACATCGACAACAGTTACGTATTCATGTCCTTTGATTGGATCTTCAAAAATAGCAAGATGTTCATTGGGATACTTGGGTTTTACCCACGGCAGGTTTTGCAGTTTTTTAGGACTAATGAGAGTATTAGTACTTCCAAGAAACTCAACCTCAAACTCTTGTCTAAACTGTTCTTCGCTTGTGTTCGCAATTGTTTCTTCTTTCCAAGCCTCATCACGTCCTGGAACATCTGACCAATGTACATCGATTGGAATATAGTTATTGTTTCTCTCAACAGCATTGGTATAAATTTTATAGAAGTGATTCATTCCTTTTGGAGTAGAAACGATAATAATCTTTGTCGTTTTACCAGAAGAAATTGTGGGATACACGGATGCGAAGAATTCTTCTGCGATATTGTCTCCAATAAACGCAAACTCGTCAAGGAAAATTAAATTGTATGATCCACCACGAATAGCGTCGGACGACGTGGCCGCAGCAATAACTTTACTCTGGTTTTCAAGTTCAATACTTCCTTTATTCCATTCGACAACACCTTGCTGAATCCATTTTGGAAGATACTGATAAGCTAGTCGAATTTTACCAAGAAGATCTTGTGCTAATCTCTCTTTGTTAGCCAGAATAGCAATATTCTGATCACCGTGAAACAGAACTACCCAAAGAATATAGCCAGTAACAGTTACAGACTTTCCAGCCTGCCGTGGAAGTTTACAGATAACAAAACGGTTGTCTTTGAAAGTATGTACCATTTTTTTCTGGTATTCATACATACGAAAAGGAACAAGCCCATGGTCAACGTTAATAATCTTAACATAGTTCTCAATAAAGTATTCCGGATCTTGAACACATTTGATATACTCTTGCATCTGCTCACGTGTATACTCAACATCTACGTTGACAGCTTTAAGATTTTTATTTCTTAGGTATGTATCTGCCATTTTTCTATTGACATCCGTTCATTTTGATGTTAGATTAGTATCTGTCCGGTTCGATAATACTAATTAGAGTCTTCTGATGGTTGGTCGGTAGGCACATTACCATTTTTAATCATCTGTTGCAATTCTTTAGTAGAACCTACAAACAGTGCATTAGTAACAGTTTTAGCATTTCCATCAGATTTATTCTCACCGACAGTCATACCAGATAGTTCATTAGACTGTTTCTTCAAATCAAGTAGATCTTTGTTACTTTCAACAAGAATTTTAATCAACTGACCAATAACTTCAAAGGCACGTGGATGTTGACTGATTTGTGCAATTCCAATAAGACTGTCAAGGGCACCCGCTCCTTGATCGATGATCATTTTTAGATTTTGTCTAGCGTATGCATAATCTTCTCTGATTTCTTTATCTGGTGCTGGAGTATTTGTTTGTGGAGGAAGTACTTCTTGTTTTTTGTCTTCATTAAGAATTTCTATAAGAGCATCGGCACCTTTGATGTTGAAAATCTTATCTAGATTCTGTTCCATATTTGATTTTGCGGCCATTATGTGTCACTCCCAGTTTCAGGATTATATTTCAATCCATCAGTGAAGAAAAATAGATCATCCGCAAATCCATAATCACTATTAGCAGAAATTTGTGAGATCGCAATAGATGCAGATGAATTGGTTGTTGGTGCTCCATTCGCAAGCAATCCAGGAGTTGCAATAATACGAGAATTGCGAGCACTTCCAACAATATTATTAGCATGAAAGTCAATTTGTGCTCTCTTAATAGTCTTTCCTGTAGTAACAGGTCCAAATACATATCCGCGAATTGTAAAGTTTAGATTCCAAATTAATGATCGTCTTGTAATAAAATCACCTTCATACGTGTCTTCAATATTGATGTCATTAAGAATAATTGGTGTATCAAATGTAAGACTCATTTCAGGAATCATTCTTACAGCCGTTGTAAATTCTGGACGAAAGTAAGGAATGATCTGTTCTACAATTTGTGCAGCATCATCAGCGTTTTTGGTAAAAATAGACAAAACAATCTGAATGTCATAGGGAACTGGAACATATTGTGTTTTCAAAATTCCAGTATCGGAACTAGAAATCGTTTTATTCTTGAGAGTACTTGAAAGCTTTCTTCGCCCATCATATGTCATTCCAGTAATCTCAAATCCAATTCTTGGAACCTGAACCATTACATCCTTTTCCAGATTTGGATCTGCTCCAATGCGTGCTAAGAATGACTCTTTTGGTCCATAAGCTATAGGAACAGAAATAGACTGAACGCGGTTTCCACTGCTGTCTAATCTCTGCACTACGATATCATTGAAAAGATTTCCAAATGCAATGATGTATTTGCGAATACTCTGATGATAAAACTGATCTCCAAACATTAGTATCTATCCCTTTCAGAGAATGGATTCTGTTCACTGAAATCAATAATATTGTCAGCTTCAGTTTGGAAGAATTCGTTGTTAGCAGATGCATCTGTATCTTCAATTCTGTATTCCTGAATAATAGAGTCTCCATCTTCAGCAAGAAGCTGATCACCTTCTTCCGTAAGCAATTCGTAAACCAAAATATCATTGCTGTAGGTTGTATCAATAGCATCAATTTCTGTGTTTCCAGTTGCAAAATCTTCGCTGCTGTATTTGAACAATTCACAACGAAGTTCATACATTTGCACGCGCCCAAGTTGATAAAACGGAATTTCGTGTTCAACGTGTTTAATTTCGAAGATCTTACCATTTAATGGGAAGTAAATAAGATCACCCTCAAGTGGTCTTTCAGAACTTATAGAGTAATCGTCGTATCCTTCAAGTACAAATGAAGCAGTATTGCCACTTCCAGAAGAAATAAATTGTCTACTTGGAGTAGTTGTACTTCCACTTTCAAGTATTAGATTGAAACCACTCTCTGTCATAAGTTTCTCAGAACGAATCTGCTCAAATCTTTTCTTTGCAATGACCAATGTCATTTCATCTCGAATTTCTAAATTGAATCGAGATAGAAAATCACCCTCTCCCTCAAATCCTTCTACGTTTTTCACATATACTTCAAGGGCGGCTGCAACATTGAATGTAGATAGTGTGTCTTCTCCAAATAGATTATCCTCACGAACAAGAGTACGAGGCAGATACTTAGCATCAATACCATGACTCTTAATAGATTCAATCACGAGATCTTCTATAAGATCCTGTTCTCTTGAATATGTTGAATGAGGAAAAAATGGATTTACTGACACTACACTTAGCCAATCATGTCAGCTACTGGAAGTGAGTAGCTGTTAATCATTTCTTCTTCAAGCTTATTGATTTCTTCCTTGGCATCTTCAAGAATCTGACGACCATTAAATGTAACACCACCTGGAAGTTGTAGACCCTCAAACTTGCTTAGGTTTTCGCCCCATTGTTTTTTCATTAGAGCAGTTGCATATCTTTTCAACCACCAATCATCCCACACATCCGTATATACATTAGGATCAACAATTTGATAAGCATCAATAATGATATAATCTCCAGTGGTGATTTTATCCCAGTCCATATCAATATGAAGACGATCTACTTTACGATTCCATCTGACAATCTGCTCACCGGTAAGTAATTCCTGGAGCATATCAATATGTCTCATAGCTAAATAGTATGGCACCATACTTGTATTTGAGAAATCGAAGAAATCATTAAGTTGAATTTGATATCTTACAGAAAAAAGTGAAGATGATGCAGTAGTACCGCTATCAAATATTGGAAGTATATGCTGAATACCGATAATGCTCTCATCGGTTGTGATATACTTATTTGTTTTATCTGCTGCTGTAACTTGGTGACGAATAAGTACACGTTGTGTCCCATCATGGTGGTAATCATGATAATAATCCAATGCTTCATCTACACGATCATCAACCTGATCATCAGAAATATTGATATCTAACACCGGATATCCGAGTTTTCTCAGACAATAGTCTTTAAATTCTTGTTTGGTTGTTGGACGAGCCATGGAGTATTCCTCTGTTTATTTTTATTTATAAGCAGAGGATTTACTCTTAAAATATAGCGCCGACAATTCCTGCAATAAAGATAGCCGCAAATGCTGCAATGATAACCTGCTTTGGCCATGGCTGAGCAAGATACCAATCCCGTGCTATACCATAGTACTCTTTAGTTTTATTACTCATTATTCTTATCCTATCTGGTTGTTTGGCCAGCCACCAGAAACATTGATTGTTTCTACGGCAGACACCGTGTTTGCATTGTTGATTTGATCTTTTAGATCATGAGAATGACGAATACAATTAGCTCCATATGCATACGCCGACACAAATAACGAAATTACTTCCTGATCATTAAATGGTACCTTTGTATTATCTTTACTTCTCCAATAACCCCCATGAGCATTTGCAATCCCGGAAGAAATTACAGAAAGCGTGTCTGACATATTTTTACGACCACCGTTTCCCAATTGAAAAGCATTGTTTTCATGATAAACGTCACCGTTTATTCTCATAGAAAGTTCTGCTGCAACTTCTGTTTTTTTCTTTTCTTTTAATCTTGAAATTACAGTATCACTTGGAAGATTTTGTACTTCCCATTGCTGAATCCAAGCACCATTTTGTTTAATTGGTGTAACTTCTACAACCTTCTGATCTGTATTTGCGGACGGTTTAGAAGTTTTGCTGTACTTGATATATTGCCCAATTTGATATTGATAAGGAAGATTTATTGGAAACGAAACATTAGGAAAAAGCTTACGAACATTAACTTCGTTAAGACTAAATTCTTCTACTGTATTATCTTCTGCAAGTTTAAGAAACATCTTTTATTCCTTCTTTTTCCTATTTATTATCCACTTTTCGGGAAAGATCTGTCCGGCGGCGTGAAAGCTGCAGTATATCGCTGAACCCCAGCAGTAAGCCGAAAATCCTCAATACGCCCGTCAATTGAATTTGCATCACCAAGTATAATTTGTGCGGATACACCAGGAAACACATTTCCAATATATGTATCTGCTGAAGTCCCATTCATCCATAGTGTTGATGTTGTTCCGTCATAAGTCACAGCAACATGTATCCACGTGCCAGTGCTTAATGCACCTGATCCATTCAACCTAACACCTGATCCAAATTGCTGAATTTGGAGGTCGGCGTTTGAACCTCCGGCGCCACCACCACCTTCGATTGCGCCATAAGTTATTCCACCACTAATGTACCGAAAGAATCGTGCTTCGTTAGCTAACGAATCTAAGTATGTCCAGAACTCAACAGTGTACGCAGGACCTAAACCTAATAATTCAGTTGCTGGTGTTGCAGCAGTGTCACTGGTTCCATCTAGCTCAATAGATGCGCCCGCAAATTTTACAACACCAGTGTCCGTTTGTGTATTACCGGTCAGAGTAATGTTGTGCTTTGCAGAAGCATCATAAATACCAGCATTGGTGAAGTTTACGAGTAGTTTAGTGTCTGTGACTGCTGTAGGCGGGGCTGTCGGAGGAGTAAAGCTACCTGTACCTGTCGTTAAAGCTGTTCCTACTATTAAACGAACACTGCTGATATATCCCTGAAACGGGTCAGCGCCACCATCACCAATTAGAACTGGCTCTGTGGTGTTATGTAATGATCCAAGAACAACGCCATCTTCGTGAACTCCGTTTATATAAATCCGATGTGTTGTGCCGTCGTAGGTTACTCGTATGTGTGTCCAAGCATTTAGAATAGGCGTGCTCGTCCCATCTATAGTTGTCTGAGCAAGGCCATCTGTTGACAGAGCAACATACCAGCCCGCGGGGCGTTGTCTGACTTCAAAACTTCTTTGATTGGTGGCTGCATTATGATGAGAATAAACGGTGTGAGAGGCGGCGCCATTGCCGCCCTGCGCTGTTGGATATACCCAAGCATCGAACGTGTAATCTGTATTTTGTGTGAAATCCGCATTGTCTGCGATTGATAGATAATCACCAGTCCCATCAAAGTAACCAGAACCACCGTGATCAGCAGCAGTCCAAGGAACTGTTGAGGGGAAAAGAGAGTGTGGCACGAGTGCGCAATTCGATCCGCTGAATGCTACAGTTTGATCTTGTCCACTGTTGTCTATTAAACGGTTGTCTTGGAGCGTTAGTAACTGAGTATTAGTGACTGCAGTTAGCGGAGCCGTTGGTGGAGTAAAACCAGTTGTGTAAACAGTTGAGCCAATCACCACTCTAAAGTCAGAGAAAAAACTAGGGTCGCAGTTACCACTTGAGTTGGAGTTGGCACCAAGCACTAGGTTTGCAGAGCTTGCGTGAACCGTGACACCGACCCTGGTCGCGTTCACACCTTCAACGCCATTAATGAATAGCAGGAAGTCATCACCGCTTCTGCAAACAGCAACGTGGTTCCATTCTTTTAGGACTAAACTTTCGGTGGAGGCGGTGTTAATTGACCAGGTACTTCCGTTAACTGAGACTAACAAAGACGGTGTTAGTCCCGCTGACGCGAAGTAAACCAGCACGCCACTGACGACGCCGCCATTTAATCGCTTAGAGAGTAAACCGTCGCCTACTTTATAGTCTTCGGTGGGAAAAACCCAAAATTCAAACGTAAATTCACTAGAACTAACGTCTAAACTGGCATCATGTGTAACGCTAAGAAAACCAGAGGTGTCTTTGTATAGGGACCAACCATTAGGACTGAACGGGCTAAAAGTTCCCTGCGTCGCATCGCCATTTGTTGTGATGGTATGATTAGAGGTGCTCTCATCGTCAAAAGATTGGTTCTGCTGCGCATCCACGTTCTGCTGGTTAAGTAGCAGAACCACCTTCTCCCAATATTCATCAGTAAAAGTTGCGCCTGCTGGTTTAAGAGCAGCCATTGAAATTAAATCCATAACTTACCTACTGTCAATTGATGATTCAATTCCGCGCCAAACAGTTCCGTTATTTCTTGTAAGAAATACTAAGATATCTGTTTGACCTGATGTTAGTGTTGGCGCAGTTTGTGCAGCCCATTTAACATTCGTCGGCCAAGTAATAGTATGATCTCCTGCACCATCCATTTCAAGAATAAATCCGCATGCATTTCCAGAAACAGCTGAATTGGCAAAAGAATAAGTTACATCTGCATCAATAGTATGATAGAAATAATTACCAGCATTCAAGTTAAGTGTAATAGAACCAGCAGTATTACCTAGATTTACTCCAGTAACTCCATGCCCCTTGAGCATTCCGTTTTCAATTGCGTTGTTACCAAAGTTTACATCTCCAGTAAATGTTCCACCAGACAGAGGAATATATGTAGCAGAAGCATTTGCAACTTGAAGTCTATCTGCAATAGCAAGATTTGTATTTGCAAGATTACTTTGAATCCAAGAATTTGTATTTGCAAGATTACTTTGAATCCAAGAATTTGTATTAGAGAGAACTGATTGTAATTGTGTGTTAGTTGCAATACGAGCACCACCAACAGTAAATGTTCCAGTTACAGATGTATTTTGACCAGAAAATGTTGCATTTGCACTAACATTAGCAGTACCCTTTACGGAAAGAATTGAAAGAGTACCATGATTGAGACCTGTCGTATTGGCAAATAAACTAAGTTCATCTGCAAGCAAGTTATGATCAGTTCTCAACTGACCGATTGTATTTGCTGTAGTTACTGTATTAAATTTTGATCCGACTGCCATTTCTTTTTCCTTAGTTTATTTATTTATTAAGCGCGCCAATCTAAACCAAGAATTCCTCCAGCGCCTGTTCCACCTGTTCCTGCACCTGATCCTGTTCCACCGCCACCGCCGCCGCCACCGCCGCCGGCAACAGAATTCTGTCCATCCAATTTTTTTCCGCCGCGTGTACCAAAGTTAATACCACCTGCTCCGCCACCGCCGCCGCCATAGAAATCTCCGGTTGGAGATCCACCATTAGCCTTAGCTACTGGAACAATACCTGTAGTATCAGATGGATTACCACTGGTTGCTGCAGATCCACCTGTTCCTGAACTATCCCCTGAACCATTACCACCAGGAGCCCCAGGCGTGGCCGGGCTGTTGTCACCATATCCACCTCCACCGCCGCCTCCATTTGGAGAAATACCAGGAGAACCTCCACCAAAGCGCCCACCTCCTGAGCCGCCATTTCCACCTGCTGTACCGTCACCTCCAGAACCACCAGCTCCACCTGTAATTAAATTAGTGTCAGAACCAGCATTCAAACGAAAGACGTCAGACGAAAGACTGTCTTGAATATAAGTATCTTCTCCTGCACCACCAACAACCATTGTATATTCTTCACCAGGAGTTACAGTAATATTAAATGCTTCTCCGAAATCAGAAAGAATATGTTCGCCGCCACCACCGCCACCTCCACCGCCATTACTTACGGAGTTTGCAGAACCGGTTCCGCCGCCAGCAGAACCAAAGACATAAATTTTAGTTGTCTTAGATCCAGGTGTAAGTTTGTAGCTGCCAGGTTTTGTAAGAAGCAATGCATCGTCAATAAGGTCATATGTCCCATTATAATTTGTTCCACCAGATACACTGATAGGTTCAATCGCTACTTCATATGGACTGATAGCAGAGTTAACCCTGCGCATAACTCTACCAATTTGCATTAATAAAATTCCTGGCCAGACGGGAATCCGTAATAAGTTGTTCCACCATTACGAGTAAAGAAGGAAAGAAAATCAACAGCTTCGTTACGTGAAGACATTGTTGGAATTGAATTTCCTGCCCATTTTACAGAAGAAGGCCATGTAATTTGACGTTCCGTTCCGTCACATGTAAAGATAAGAGTAAATGAAAATGCATTTGCTCCGGCTGGCGGATTGTTGAAGTTTACAGTATCAACAGTTGCAGTCAAATCAATTCCAAAGTTCTGTGCTGAACTTAAATCAAGTGTAATCGTATTGGATGAAATTGATGCTGTTGTATATGTCTCACGATATGTCTTTGCTTTAACAAAATTATTGAATGTAGTATTACCATTGACAGTGTGTGTATCACCGGAAAGAACAGTATTAGAAGTAATAAGTGTATTTTTTGAACGGATAACTGTATTGGAACTATTCTTAAGTACTTCGAAATTACCCTTAACTACTGCTCTTCCTACAGTATGAAGTGCACCAGCAATATTTGTATTTGCACCACTTAGAGAAGTATTAGACAAAACATAAAATCTTCCGCCGCGAATATCAGTATTCGCACCTTGTAATTCAGTATTAGCTTTAAGATAAACATCATTGCCAATAAAGTTAGTATTAGCACCGCGGAATGTTGTTTTCTTTACAAAGTTAGTATTGGCTCCATTAAACACAGTGTTGGAAACAACAAGTAATGTTCCTCCATCTATGTTAGTATTAGCACCATCCATGACAACAGTATTTGAGAATCGACTGTGAGCAGCTGTAACATATAAATTTGCCCCGCTTACACGTGTATTACCAGTACCACTAAGATTTACTGAAGTAACAGATGGAATACCAGTTGTGTTCGCCATTTTATTGACAAATGAACTGATCAAATTGGTGTTAATGCGCCATGTATCAAATGTGTTTGTAATTGCTGTATTAGATAACTGTTGCGGCATTAGTTAGTTCCTATATTTGCGATATGCTCAAGAATTTTCTCTGTTCTTTCAAGCGTTCTTTCAAGTCTTTCCATTCGTTCATGAAGATCATCAATTTTTTCAGACTGTTTACGTCGAGCTCTATAGGCTCTAAGACCATCGCTGTCTACATTTAATAGAGCACCCGTTGTTTTATCTTTAACGAGATCTTCTCTTCCAACAATTTTCTCTTTGTTTTCCATTATTTCTGCAGTGCAATTGCTCTAAAGTTACGAACTCTTGGCGGATTAACTGTCGTTGATGACAGAAGAACAAGCTTAACTTTCAGATATTTATATCTCGAGAAAGCAACTCTTGAATTATTAGTATACTGAATAATTCCGGTCGTTGTATTTGCTCCAGATTTATATGTGTCTGACCAATTAGGAACCGTATACTTTCTTTCTGTAAAGTCATTACGGTTTTCCGTAGACGAAACAACCAGATTAGAAGTTGCATCCGTCATTGGTACCCAACCGCGATCTTCAAGAGCATCATCATCTTCACGATTGAGAATCTTATAGTATGCTTTAATCTGTGAATCGTTTGGAGTATAACCGTCAAGATAGATAAGTAAATCTTCAGCATCCTGTCCATCTTCAAGTACAACTGTTTTTGTGATATATCTTGATTTTGCATTACCACCAGTTGTGTTTGCAGCTGGACCATTGACCCATTCACTGTCTTCATTTGAAGAGTCAGCGTTAATCATGTTCTCGATATTTACGAGATAGGTACGATCAATATCGATAGCAGGAGATACTCTATCATTACGTGAGAACATATTGATGATTGCTTCTCCTGTCGGCGGCAACGACTGATCTCTTTCTGATGATTTAGAGAGAATAAATCTGCGTGACTGATTTACTGTTGTTTCACCAACAGTAAAGTCAGTACTATCTACTTCAAACGCATTTGTTGCAGATGCAAACTTACTTGATGACAGAATACGTGTGTCATTAAGATCAAGATAATCAGACCATAACATGAATGAATCTTGATTTAGTACATCACGACTTACAACATTTGCTGTATATCCATTAACTCTTGATGTAAGTGTTGTATTTGCAACGAACTGAGCAGATGCGTTGGTAGTGACTCCACTTGGTGTTTCATATACTCCAGTTGTGTTTGATACGTAGAGGTATGAGTTTGAGTAGTTGGTACTATCATAGTAGTACAGTTTACCAGTTGCATAGTTTTTAGCATGAATAACCGCTGTTTGCCCGGTAGCAACACTCGTATCAGAGAACTTGAACGTAAGCGTTTCACCAATTTGGAAATCAGTTCCTGTAGTGATTTTTGTGACCACAATGTCATTGGCTGACGCGTTGATTCCAGTGTTGGAGTCCGGGCCAATTCTCGAAACCGTACCGATTGCTCCAGACGTTCCTCCAACAACAAATTCTTGGCCTGCTCCATTTGCGATCGGAGGTGTGCCAGAGACTGATGTAGTAAGTGTAATTCGCTGTGGTCCATGTATCACCTCTCCAAATTTTGTAAAGTAATCCTGTGAAGTAGAACTTGGTACTCCGTTAGAAACATTGTCGACCGTAAAGAAGTCAACATTTGCTTTCTTGAGTACTGCAGTTCCTGTAGCATTTGTAGTAAACTTAGCCAAGTAAACAGTAAACTTCAGATCTTCTTCCTGAATTGCGGTATACTGACGATCATTAGAAGATGCATGAAGCATTCCAATTGCAGGCTGTTTACTTACACGATTTCCTGTAACCGTATCTACTTCACCAAGCCTTGAGCACCAGATATTATAGTTCGGATTGTTTGCAGCAGGACGAACAACGAGTGCATATTCTCTTGATCCAACTAAGTAAATTGGAGTAGAGAATGTAAACGGTGTTGGTTTGCTTCCATCGTCACTTAGGTTGACATCTGCGCTGTTGACAGTAACTTGGCTGAATGGAACAATCTTACTTGTAATTGCGTTGCTTGTTTTATCAACTTCTCTAATTTCAACAGATACTGGATAGTTAGCATCTTTTGACTGGAAGTACAGATCAATCTTAGTTAAGAAAGCACCGGATGATGACGCACCGCTAAGACCAACATCTGCAAGAGTAAATGTTTGTGCTAACGGATCTTCTGCGCAGGCTCCACCTGATACAGATAGAGATGCACTGTAAGCATTTAGTGCAGCCTGTGTATCAAACAGACCAGTTGGATTGATGACTCCGGTAAATTGACCGTTCCAGAGAAGTCCACTTTCTCCAAGTTCTGGTGCATCTACGGAATACTGAATTGGAACGGGTGCATTTGGATTTGTAGTAATCGGAGGCTGTGCACTACCAGAACCAACAGCTGCTGTATTTGCTGTACCAGGCTGTGGTGATGCTTCGTATGCTTCTCCACCAGGAAGTACGTTAACAACATCATGTCTATCCTGTTTCCATCCACTGTATTCTGAAACGGCTTCATTGCGAATTTCAGGAATACGCGTAGTAACGATCGTATCTTGTACAGACTTAGTTGTCCCAGATGAAGTAAAGAATGCATCAGCTGAAGTAGTTGTTTCGTTAAGTCTCGGAATATTTTTCGGACTGTCTGTAATACGGAATACTTTAGTACCAGTTGTGAACTTCAAGCTTGCATCGTTTGGAATACGGAAGAGACCATATACATTTCCATTAGCATCTGATGTCAGCGATCCACCTTCATTAGCCGTATTTGCATAGCTGCTGTTTGTTGGTGTGACATAAGAACTGACATAACGATTATCAAAGTAAGCATAAAGCTTAGTATTAGGTTTCATTCCAATTGCATTGAATTTAACAATACGCGAACGCATGTATTTCGAAACACTAACGCCAACAACGTTTGTATTGCGTGTCGTCTTGATTGTATCTGGAAGACGTTTGATCTGAACACCAGATCTTTGGAAACGATAATCCGTTACAGCAATACTACGCTCAACATCATGTAAGAATTCTCTACCAGCTCCATTGATAACAACCTCTTTTGAAACGGTTGGATCTGTGTAGTATTCATTTCTTGATGAATCATCTACTTCCCAATCGCCCCATTCTGTTGTGATAACTTTTTCTTCAAAGTAGTTGTCATTGTTATTATCAAAGTTCTGATTGACATCTGGAAGCTGAATAACACTTTCCCACGTATCATTGTCTGGGTCAAGAGTCATTGTTCCGCGGAAGTTATAAAACAATCCAGCAAGATTACGAGTATGTGTAGAATACGGATTCTTGAATGTTTGATCGTGTTCATACTTAAGTGTAACCAATTTTCCAACAGGAGGATTTGCAACAGTTTGAATTTTAGAGATACTCCCTGAGGTACCTCCAGTTACTGTTTCTCCTGCAGTAAATGATCCAGAAGTAATAGTTTCAATATAGAGCTTATTGTCTACTTGATAAACAAGTGTTCCTGTGGCTCCGCCAGCGCCAGTAATTGTTTCACCTGCAGTGAATGTATTACCTGTAAGATTAGTATTACTCAGTGTTGAATTGATATAAAGTGTTAGCTTAGAATCGCGTGGCTTATTGAGAACATTAGTGCTATTCGCAGAATGATAGTTCATTTCTACATGGTCAACCTTAACTGGTGGACGCATTTCATTCTTTGTTCTATCAATTGAGATAGAATAATCATCATCGGCTGGATCACCAACTCCATGACCGGTAAATCCATCTACAATAATTCCGTTCTTGAAACGATCAATACCAGAAGAGTCTGCAATAAATCGACCAGCAGTTTCTCTTTCAAGCTGATTTAGAGCAACATAGTATTCAAGGCGACTGATACGTTCATCAAGAGCACCAATGTCTTTCATTTTATATCCGCGTTGTGATGTAGGAGTCATCTTGACAGCAAGATCACGACGCTTGTTTGGAGTCAGTTTGTTTGCTTCACTTAGAGGAATTGAAGGATACGGAGGAATATGCAGAGTTGCCAAAATCATAGCATCTGCTGGACTACGAGGAGGCTGAGGAGCCTCAGAAGGAACACCGCGAACCGTACGGAATGATCCCTTTGAGTCGATCACAAGAAGATCTATACGACCAAGATAATTCTGGTAATCAAACAAGAAATTAGCATTCGGAGGTGAATAGTGCAATCCGCTTGCAATAGTCGAAATTGTAGTATTTGTCGGAGGATTGGTTGTGATATTTGTCAGTGATGTAACATTATTTGCTGTATCACTAATACGTGGACGAATGTCAATACAATCTCTCAGATCAAGTACTTTACCGTCTGTTGGAGAAATAAACAGAGGAATTTCTTCTGTTTTGATTGAAGTATTACTTGGATTGCTATCATTGATAGGATAACTGTCAACACTGAAGTAACCAATACCAGATGATGTATCATGTTCGAAGAAATCATACTTAACAAGCAGATAATCTGATGTTGTCAGAGTCAATGGCTTGAAAGGATTGCGCTTAAGTTTACCATGATTGTAAAGATTGTCTCTTTGTCCGTTATCAAGAACAAAGTTTTCTGTCACATCTACTCCATCCGTAAGAGCAGAGAATGCAGATCCTTTACGACGAACCTGTGTAATCTTATGAATGTCGGATACACCGAGATTCCATGGACCAAGAATTCCTCCATTAGCAGAGGAAAGATTCAGTTGTACGTAACGATTCTTTCGAATTGTTTTGTCAATCTGTGCTCCGTCAACTCTTTTCTGCTTAGAAATTACAGTTGCCGAAACAGATCCAGTTGTGTTGAAACCTTCTTTGAGATCAAAACGAACAGACGTTGATGATGATGAACCTACAAGACGACCAGTAGCTGTGTTAGATCCAGCAGCACCAGTACCAGTCAGATCAACAGCCTGCCCGGCGAAGATAACTTTGTGATGATTTTGTGATCCACCGGTTGACCAGTTCTTCGTATTAGAAATGATTAGATTTGTGTCATTCTGAATGGTAAGAATGCGTTCACCTTGAGTTCCATTACCAAAATGAATGTATTCACCGACATTATATTCTGATGCAAAGTCAGTTCCTGAACCAGCTACGTTTGCACCTGTTACAGTTACTGTTCCTGTGTGATGTGCCGTAGAAGTATTTGCTGTGGTATTAAAGAATAAATGATAATTATCACGAATTTGAGAAGCTGTAAGTGTCCCGGTTCCGTGATTGATCTGTCCTGTTCCAGATGCAGCAGAAGTAGTAATAGTAAAGACACCAGTATTCGAAATGTTTACTGACTCTCTCTTCAAGTAACGATGATCAAGATCAAGTGTTCCGCTTGCGTCTGTAAGTTGTTTGACACCCCTTGATCCAATTGGATACACACCTCTAACAAACCCAGGCTCCTGAATTGAGGCTACTCCGTTAGAGAGAACCACATCAGCAATTGAGTTAGCAGCTGAACCTGACGTCCAGTTATCCAAGAAGACACTGCGTACATTAGCAAAATTAGCTGATGACATCTGAATATCATAGAGATATAGATTATATAGTGCGTTGTTACTTCCAGGTGTTCCTGATACATACTCGAGAGCACGGGCACGCGCAGTACCAATCTCTGAACCAACCGCAACACCCGTCTTATTATTTCCACCAATACCACCTGTATGTACATAAGTATTGGCAGCACTGTTTCTGAGACTGATTACACTGTGCTTATTAAAGTCCCATGAGCCAGCAACACCATAAACCTGTACATAATTTCCGTAATTGGTAGAAACTGTTGCATCATTATATGTCTTTGTGTCAATTCCTTTCGGTGTTTCTACGTATGTAGTTCCAGATGTTTTATGATCGTATCCGCGAACATAAGCTTTACCACTTTCAACACCAAGCATGAGAAGGTTGTTATTCCCGCGAGATGATGATGAAAGAATACCATTGTTATTACCGGTCTTTAGATGTTCATGAACTCTAACACCCATACCTTCTGTTACGTAATCACCTTCATTATCGAAGGCTCTGCGTGCTACATAGTCACGAAGTTTGTTATACGTAGATGCATCACGCTTAAGCTCCATAGCTCCATTTTTGATTTGGAGAAGTTCTACAAAGTTACTGTTTGCTCCAAATGAAGATGTCGTTGATCTCGTTGTAAGAATCGGATCAAGTTTAAGTCTATCTGCCCCAACAGCACTGTAATTCTTAGCTCCACTTGCAGGATCAAGTAATGATAAATCCTGTGAAGAAGTGACAACATTCTCCGCAATATCAAATCCTACGCGAACTGTTGGGAATCGTGAACGTTTACCGACAATAACGCTCTGCTCAGGAACTCTAATAAAGTGATCCTTCGCAAAAATAATACCTTCACGAACTGTCATGCGCGCTGAATAACCAGTAGCATTAGCCTGAGAAACAACATTTGCAGAAAGTCCGCTGTTAGCTACTAGCTGTTCTCCTGCAGACGATGCATCTCCAACAAAGATCTTCTGAATATTGTTTGAACTTGAGCTCGTGTATTTAACGAACAGTGTTTTAGTATCCAAACCGTCTGCTTCTGACCCGTCTTCAGATCCAACAACATATGCTGTAATTCCAGATGTCTGTCCTGTAATTGATGTTCCCACAAGAGCAGCTGCATTTACAGTCGATCCAGTATTAGCACTATCGCGAATACGAACAAAACCAACCTGCTGATCATAAAGAATTTCACAGCCTTTAACAACCGCTCCTTCTTTAAGAATATGCTCTCCAAATCGATCAATTTGATTTTGAAGAAGTGTTTGAAGCTGAGTTAATTCTCTGCCTTGAACAGCACGTCCTGGACGAAACAGAAATCTATGAAAATTCTTTGTTTCATCAAAGTCATCATAATAAGGATCAACATTGAAATCTGTTGATAGTGTGTTTGTATTAGATACTGAAACGTCTGCCATGGATTACCTTTAGAATGTAAAGACGAGTTTGAAGTTTTCATCTTGATCACGCGCGCGTGAAATAGCTTGTCTATTTTCTATATATATGACTTCACCTGAGTATGGTTTAAGATCAGCGGCAGTAATACTGTCAATAATGCCGTTAGCTCCTGAACTTGTAACTGTTTCACCTGTGGAAAAAGCAATATTAGAAGAGACAAGTACTACATGCAAATTGCCTGCAGTATTCGATGAATTTGTATTTGAAAAACGAACAATTCGACCAGTAGCCCCTGAAGTTTCTCCAGTAACAACACTATCAAGTACAAATGAACCACTTGAACTTACAGAGCTAAGATTGAGTTTTGTTGTTTGTGATACAGTTGTTGTAGTACAAAGAGATCCGTTTGCCCATTTCGGGTTAAGAATCAATCCAAATCGACGATAGTCATTGACGATTGGAAGTGTATTTGCTTCATCTCTTTCAAGCGTAACATTAAACATGAGATTCTTGCCGTTAAGCTCTTGTACTGGATTAGAACCATGTCCTCCGTTTTGGGGAATGTATGCTGTGGCAACTGCACCGGATCCACTATTAGCTGTAATTACAACATTAGCTGTTGAATAATCAGATCCTTCGTTGATAATATTCACATATGAAATTGCTCCAGCAACCACGTTTGAATATGCTGTTGCTCCTGTTCCGTCTCCATAAATTGTTACCTTTGGAGAAATAAGATATGCAGAAGACGTATTTGGAAGTGATGTGAATGCAGCATTAACAGTTGCTGTTCGTGTGGATCCAACATAGTTAATAATTTCTCTTTGCTGACCAGATCCAGCACTACCTGTGATACGAAGAACACTTCCGTTGTAAATATCATCTGTACCAGACGCATTTGATCTAAGTACAAGAGTGGTTGAATTTGAAACCGCATTGAAACCAAGAGTATTGGACGTAAACACATATCCAGATCCTCCGGTCGTCACATCGATAACTTGAATAGATCCATTAACTGCGGCCTGCTGTACATCCCATTGAAGAGAACTATCATCTGCTGTAAGTGTTTTTACTGGGATATAATTCGTAGAAACAAAATCTGTAATGTCATCAGAAGAAAGTGAATACATGAATTTCCATTTGTATCCATCGGCAGTTGTGAGAACAGATGTACTTGTTCCTGTTGGTTCTACTGTTGAATTCGCTCCACTATTATTGAATAAACACTTATAAACATTGTTTGCACTTGAAAGAACGAAGTATTGAGAAGAAAAAATGTTTGTATCTGTGTGATCATATTCGGTAAAAAGAGTATTATTTGACCAGTTGTATCTATTTGTTGCTAAAGAAATACCACCAGGAATAATTCTCTTAAGACCGAACATATCTCTCCAAACATCATAGTCAACATTGCCGACGTAATTTGATTGTGCTGGAACTGACTGTTCGTTTGCCCAAGGCTCAATTCTTCCAATGAAGAGATATAGATAATCATCTTCACTATCAAGTGCTGCTTTAAACTTTTTAGCAGTTTCGATGCTGAAATTGTATGTTACGATTCCTGACATTTTCTCTCTTTCGGCTACAAATTATTTATAAGCTAATTATAGATGATATCGATTAAAGAATAATATTGTCCGTTAGAAACATAAGAAGTTTCACTATTTCCGGCATATGAAGGATCAATTCTCATTGACTCTGCTCCGTAAACAGTAATGGCTCTAACGTCAGTATTTCCAAGTGGTGTTGGAGCAGAAATAGCATTATCCGTTTGAATAAGGATAGAAGTATTTCCTGGAACAATTGCGCTTGAATTGTTGAAGAAAGTATTGTTTCCGTATAGCAAACTATCCGTTCCAACATAAAGCATTGGTGTATTTGAGAAACGGTTTAGCATATATGGATCTGTCTCCCAGAAACTCAATGATGTAGTATTTGCAACAAAGACTCCACCAACTCCAAGTACCCACGCTGTATTTGGTTGTTCAATTGTTTCTCCAACGGTCACAGAAGAAGCTGTTGACTCAGAAGTAATAAGTTTAGTGCCAAACCTTTTGAAACCAGCTGGATGAAGTAGATCGTTCACGGCCTGTCTATACTCTCGTGTATTCATAGTACTTTTAATAACATAAGAGTAATCTTGATAGTAATCATTATCTTGTAACTTCATATTACTTGACAAGAATCCACGAGTATCAGTATATCCGCCTTCTCCAATAATAAATCCAGAAGTAACTGTCGTTCCAATAGCATTTACTGTTCTAAGTGTATTATTTACTGTATTTGCTCTACTTGAATCGTTTGCCGCTGATTGGTTGTAAATTTGTGCTGATCTATCACGAGTATAAAGAGACCCCTGTTCGTTTATAGCAATTGTACTAATGGATCCGGGAGCATGTGCCACAGAAATAACAGCGTTATTTCCAAGTCCGTTTAGTTGTAATTCAGCTACATTCTCCTGAGTAACAATAACAGATGGAAGTATAGAGTATCCAGTCCCAAAATTGGTAATGTAAATTCCAGTAATTGCACCAACACTTATATTACTAAATACAAGAGAAGATTGAAGAGTACTATTGACATTTGCTGTTTGTAAATTTGCACTTCCGTTAACAGTATTGCCACCAGCACCACCAAATGCTGTATTACTATTGATGTTTAGTGGAACATGAGAAAAGTTATTGATAGTATCTGTGTTGATCGATACAACACCAGAATTAGATACACTTGAAATATAGAAGCTTGCACCAGTACCAGAACCACCGGCAATAGTGATTGATGCATTTGTAGTATATCCATTTCCTCCATCTTCAATAGCAAAAACTACTGCTTCTGTATCAGATGTTGTGAGAACATATCCGTTAGCACCGGAACCAGTGCCATGATCTGAGAATGTAATATGATCTCCAACTCTATGATAAGCTCCACCAAAAGTAATATCAAGATTAGCAAGAGGACCAGTTCCGGTATAGATTGTTCCAGAAAAATCAGAATCGGAAGTACTAATAACTTCATCATTTTTAAATGTACCATTGATACGCGACAGATTATAATTGAACACCTCAATACCAAATTCTCTCGTAGCAGAAATTGATTCTACACGCGCCTGCGCACCAGACTCTCTACCAAGTATTGTTTGTCCGCCCTGTGCATATGCATTACCAGAAGTAACATTTACACGAATATACTGATCTTTTTCCCAGACACCATCACTCACACGAAGTATATTGTCTGCTGGATAGTAAATATCAATTTCTTCATTATACAATGCTCTAAACAGAAGCTTGTATGATTCTTTAGATCCTTTTGCTCTATAAAGATCAAGAACATTTTTTATGAAAGTACGTTCGTTTGCACTAATTGATTTTGGAACATTGACGAGATATTCTCTTTTAAACCAATCAAGATATTCACTCGTTGTATTATCAATGTCTGTATAGTTCAAAAGATTTTTAGATCTTTCAATAACTTTACCATCTTGCTCAATAGATTCATAATAAGCTTTGACAAATTTCACAAGCAAAGGCCCTTCTTGTTTGATAAAAGAAGGGAACTGATCCTCAATAAGAACAGATATTTTTTTGTTAGTAGACATTATGCTTTATATACTGTTACACCAGTTTCGTTACTTCCAGTCGTCAGTGTTGAACCCTGTGTAGTAACTGTTGAAACGCCAAAGTTTGTCGAAGTTCTTTCATCAATCATCGTAATTTTTGTATCACTGAAAAGAAGTAATTCGTTTGTTTCTGCTCTCACATCTTCTGTTTTTGGTGATACATAAAGACTGATAAAGGATCCAAAATATGCTGTTGGTCTGAAACTGTTGATTTTTACGATTCCCTGAGCATAATCAATTGTGCCGATATTATCATCAAGATAAATTCTCTGAGATCCTTTAGCATAATAAATTCTAACAGTTCCTTCTCCATCATCATCAAAAAATGCTGTTTTGCCTTCATATGTAAAGGAGCTTGAAGAAAGCGTTCCTGGAATTCCATCTTCAATATGAGCATGCCTTTGTTCAAGAGAATTATTAAAGTTCAGTGTATATGTAAATGTAGCTGACAGAATTGGAGTAAATCTTTTCTCGAGACCAATGGTTGTAATATTTCCAAGTATAGATGCATCCGTATCATCAATTTTTCTAGTAAAACTGGAGTATCTAAATAAATTATTATCAAATGTTCCGAGTTTACTTGTTTCAAACGAAGTAATTGAGTTTTCTACTTTTTCTCTAAGTGCACTTGCCGACAATACTGTAAGATCACTGTCATATTTAACAGTAATCGTTGGATTGATATAAAGATATGTTGCGTCCACAAATTCTGTTTCTACACCAACAATACTGTATTGTTTAAGATGATTTTTGATAACATTTTTTCTTTGATCTGATAAAAATAGAGCAGTAGATGGTTTTGCTGCTATAAAGACACGACCTGGAGTAGAGGGAATATTATTCTCTCCACCCCAAGCACGCAGGCTGCTAATTTCTGGAAAGTCTCTTTTAATAATGCGCTCATAGTCTTTTGCATTAACGGCGCGATTCTGTGTCTGATAGTTACGAGGTGCACTGAATTTAATGCTTTCAATTGTCTCTGTATTTGCACCACCTTCAGCTGCTGTTTGGACAGTAAAGCTATAATTTGAATATCCTCCTAGTGTAGAAGGACCAGAGAATGTATTTGCACCATTAAGATCACTTCCGTGACAGACACGATATCCAATGATAACAATGTTGCCATTATCCAATTCTTGTCCAAGAACATCATCACCGAAGATCAATTCATATTCTTCATTCTCGTTTTCTTGCAGGAAGTAAATTTTACTGTTAGCATAAACATTGCGTAAATCTGTAGCTCTCGTAAATGTTCTTGTGGTACTATTAGAAGAACTAGTTTGTACTTCTACAGTAAGAGATGTTGTATCAACATTCTTGTTTGGAATATTAAATCTTTGATTGGTACTGTTCACGTCAACAGTATAACGATGAGTCAGCGGTTCACCTTCTACAATATTCAAGTTAGCACTGTATGTATTACTTGAAGGAAGAATAGTATAAGATTGAGGAGTTACAAATTTATAAGTAATTCCGTCAACATCACTTGTGAATACTGTATTCTTATCAACTGTGATAGATGCAGGAGAATCATTTGGAACTACTGTTACTTGAACAACCGCGGTAGCTCCACGAGCAGAAGTTGGTGTGTATCCAAGCGCTTTTGCTTTACTGACAACATTATTGCGAATCTGAGCAGAGTCAAGAAAAGATTCATTGGTTGCCATATTTATATAAATGGCATTCATATAAGTATTATAAGCAAGCATATCAATGAGGTTAGCCATAGCTGAACCTTCAAAGTCATGATCGCTGAAATCGCCGACAGAACTGATGTAGTTCTTAATGTTATTACGAATAGTCGTAAAATTAAGAGATGTTACGTTCAGAACATTATTGGAAAGAGCCATTATCGAATTCTTTCTACTGAGATAGTTGTTGTGACTGCATCTGTAAGATTGCGAATAAGAAACGTGATTGTAACCTCAAGAGAATTAATATCTGGTGTTTCATCAACTTTCACTTCAAGAATTTCAACCCTTGGTTCATAGTTTCTAATTGCAACTCTGATATCTTCTTTGATCTCATAAGAAATATTTGGACCAAAGTTTTCAAATAGCTTTTGACGAATGCTACTACCCAAAAGAGGCTTGTAAAAACGTTCATATCTATTAGTTAATACAATAGACTTAAGTGCTTGTTTGACTGCTCTTTCGTTCTTCACAATTGACAGATTCTTAGTTACAGGATGTGCTGCAAACGACAAATCTAAATCAGAGTACTGTATTGAATTGGGTACTGGCATTCGCCCCTCTTTTCTTTATATTTATAACTCTGATTCTCTTTTTACTTTAGAACTCTCAGGAATAGACAGTCCATTTTCAAGATTAGACTGCAATTTATTCATTGCAGAGGTGATATTTTCATCAGTTTTAGAAGCAAGATCAATAGATTTACTTAGCTCTTCTTCCGTTTTATTTAATGCTTTATCAATAAGTGCTGCTGCATTTTCTGTTGGAACAGTAATTGGATTTCCTTTAATGATCTCTACACCGTCAAAGATTTGTAGATTAGGAACATCTTTACATGGATCAAAATTCTCGAAGTCTTCTATGAGACTGTCAATGTATCCGTTGACATCAATTCCAGTATACTTACTCTGAATATCGGAAATGAGAGCAGCGAAAGCAACCGGGTTTCTCTGTTTCAAATTGGTTTTTAATGCACCTTTAAGAGCTATAAAATCTTGTTGGAGACTCTCATCTGGAATTAGATCTCCAGGAATAAGACTCTCAAGGTTATTTTTAAACGCTTTGATTTGACTTGATACGGCTGACTCAAGACTATCAATTGCTGCTGTGATACCATTTGTTACATCATCAATTTGTGAGTTGACGATATTCTTCAGCTTCTTAGCTTCATCTTCGAGTTTCTGAATGGATTGAGAAATACCACAAAGAGACATTACTGAGGAGCTCCTGTATCTTGTTGTGTATCACTACCGCTATCATCATCCTGTGGATGTGTATGATTGACAAGACTGATATTTGAACCACCACCAAGCACGTCTGTAGATGCATCAACAGTACCAGTCACGTTTGTGTTATTGTTAATGTTCAATGTAGTTGCTGTCATGTTACTGTCTTGAAGAGATTTAACATTGAATTTAAGAGCAGCTGCAAGGTTGACATTCTTTAGTGCACCAATATCAAAAGAACCAAAGGTTACAAACGATGTATTTCCACTAATAATACTTGAGGAATTCTTAAGTACAGTTTGCCTCATGTTTTTACTTACGGAAACGGAGTAATTTTTACCAATAGAAGTAGATACATTTTTCCCGAAGTAATAACGTGAATCTTCTCCTGCTCTTTGATTTATTCCACCATCGATTTGTTCTGATACATCACTTTTTACTTCTTTGACATCATTACCACCAATCTTTGTTACTCTATCTCCATGAACGGTTAGAAAATAATCGCCATCAACTTCTTCGACTCTATTTCCCTTTGTTAGAATATGTGTATCACCTTCAACAGTAATATTGACCGCTCCTTTAACGTAGACATTCTTGCCAGACAGATGCATTTCATATGTTTCACCGACAACTTTGGTAACCTTCGTTCCATCTGGTTGAATTTCTTCAAATGTTCCAGCCGTATGATAATTGTGAATACGTTCTGCGCTCGGTGTATCATCAACCTCAAATACGTGCCCGGATTCCGTTTTTCTCACATGGTTATATGGATATGTAGAGACAATTGGATCTTCTTGATTTCCATATCTAGGTTTTGGCTCGTCATAACTATTACGTTCAAAGAGTGCATTATCTTTATTAGATGTGTCAAGTACTGTGTCTACTCTTGAAGCAACTGCTTTCTGTATTTCAAGAAGCCGTGCTTCTCTTTTGCCTTTCAATGATTGATCTTCAGAAGCTTCTATTTCTCCTCGTGCAAGCGTAGGAGTATCAGGCACATTATTGGCATATGGATAAATATTCCTTGGATCTCTAAATGCATCTCCAAGTACTTCTCCGCTTGGAATTCCTGCAAAGGAACCAAAGATAACTGGAAACTGAGCAGACTCTCCATCCATGAAAAATCCAAAGACCCATGAACCTTCGAGCAATCCAGTAGCAGATGTACCAATACCAGATAATGCTCCAGAAGTTATTGGTTGAATAGGAATAGCCCATGGAAGATCATCTGTGGGTAGCACATCTCTATTTTCATCATGCCAACCCATGCATCGAACTTTACATCGACCAATCTGCAATGGATCATAACGGCTTTCTACTACACCAAACCACCAGATAAAACCATCAAGTCCAAGGAATTCTTTATTCTTAGCCATTACTTAACCTATCACCTTCAGTTTGAATCTTACTTGCATAAGAGTTTTTGACACATTCAAACGTCGTTGCAAATGAGTTGTTATCGAACTTAAATGTATGTGTCAATGAGGTTACAAGAAACTTGGCATTTCTTACACCATTTGCGTCTGCCTTTTCTCCGCCATAGAATATATTGTAGATCTTAGAAAACTCTTCATCATTCGAATCCTGTGAAACAAATATATTCACAACACTTCCAACATGAAGATCGGATGCACCAGAAATAGTACATTGCAACTTAATTGCATTCAGAAGTTCGCGGCTAGCTACATCAAGATGCGCAAAACGATTTCTTCTTCTATAATAGAAATACTGTTTGTCTGTCTCTTCCGTGATGTGTTCTCTAACATAATCATTAAGTACAGTGGCTCGTAAAAATCTTTCATGAACAGATGATTCCACATCACGATAAAGAGATACTTCTGGAATGATTTTTTCTGATCCAAGCATCTTCAATTGATCTGTTTCACCATACTTGAAATCTTTCTGTGCATATGTTTTCGTCACGGGATCAAAACATTTAACAGCATTACGATAACCGCCAGTTATAGATGTCTTCAATGTGTCTGGAATTCCATCAATCTGAAGATCCAAAATAACTTTATAGTCATGAACCGTATCACTCTCTGATCTCTCGTTTCTTTTAAGAGAAGCAGCATCTGCATAATAATAACTCTCAAAAACATCAGAGTCAATCATTTCGTCAATAGTCTTGAAATAGAATTTACGCTCAAGTGTTTCATAAAAAGTAAAATTGGATGCTGGATAATCTGGAGATTCAGCCTCTTTTGCAATCTTTCTAATGAAATTAAATGGTGTTTCTCCTACACCTACGAAATGCTGTGTTCCTAGAGTATCAGAGGCAACAACCTCCTTAGATCTTGGGAATAGGTCACCATCAGTAAAGTGTGTGTGGAATATGTTTTTTACTATGTCTTTACAAGTACCCGTATGAGAATTTCTTACTTCTCTAAGTACATTCACCCTTTGTTCTGGAGAAACTCCAAATAAAACATATGACCTTGATCTTTCACCGTTTTTAACGATTGGAGAGGTTTTATACAGATCAAACTCCATTTCTACATATTCTTCTAATGATGGAGTTCTAAATGAGATACCAATTTTCTCATCACCTACAATTGGGAATCTCTCAATAAGTCCTTTTGCATCTTCAATGATAATCTCTATTGCAACAAAATGAGAGAAGATGCTTTCGTATACATGAAACTCCATGCAAAGAGGTTTGATGTCAATAATCTGCGAACGATCATATGGCGTTAAGAGAACACTCTTTACGTCAAGAGAAAGGTGTTCATAAGTATTCGGGTTTTGCATTAGTCAAAAACACCTCTTACAGAAGCAAGAATATCGGTAACATATGCACTATCAAGAAGATAGATATTCCTGCGACCATCATTAAGATTAAGCTCATAATCGTACGCAGATACCAGTCTTCTTGAACCCGATGAAAGAGTTTCATAGGTTGTTTCATCTACTACTACGGTTCTTTCTGGGATAATGGTTCCATCATATAATTTACTCTGAGGATTTAAGATCTTTTCATAATGATGTACCTCAGCTCTGGCAGCAGAAACACTGCCATATTTTTTCCGAATGAAGTTTTCGAAGGCCTGTGAATCGAGAGGCCATTCGAAGAGAGGATCGATAATATCATTCACAAGTATCACAAGCCAATCGAGGTACGTATCTTTATAATAGATATCTGCAATAACATCCGGTCGATCACCATCTTGTACTTCATATGTATAATAAACAACCTTTCTTGATTGGAGTGCTTGTTGAATTTTAAAACGCACAGTAATATTTGTCAGAAGAACAGGATTGTCATTCTTCTTAATGTCATATTGTACTTTGGGAAATGGTGAAAAGTATTCAGCCATTATGCTCCATCCTTATCGATTTCTTTCTTGGTAACAATACGAGTTTCCGTAAAGCTCATATCGATAGTGACACTCACAGGTGCTTCTTCATCTCCAACGGTATGATAAAATGGTCCACCTTCTCCATGGTAATTGACACTGAAAGATGTAAGAACACTCTGGTTTAACTTGAATAGATACTTGTCTTTATTGAATCCAATATGAAACTGATTCGGATAAGCAAAAATGTGATTCTCTGCTCTGTATTCTGGTGCCTGTGCTCTCTTGAAAAGATAAATGATATTTCTAATAGTGTCTGATTCTTTTTGATTATTGGCGATCAGTTTGTAATTGAAAGAGTGTGTTCTAAATCCAATACCTTTAAACAAAACAGCCATATGAGGGTTACGCGTAATTCCCTTTCCAGCAAGTGCTCCTGTTGCAACCTGTTGCGCACCGGCAGATATACCTGCGAGAGCACCTGCGGCGGCAGTTCCTCCAAGAGCATTACCAAGAAGAGCGGATACGAGAGGAGCCGCCTGTGTTTCAGCAGCTTGCAAGCCAAGGCCTTTAAGTGCATCTTGATTGACTACTTTCTCTCTTGTTCCCGCGAGAAAGTCTGATACACTTTGAACGGAAAAATCAAGATCTCCAGCAGATTGAGCAGCAGCCTGTCCTAAAATTCCCATTTCTTCTTGTGCATAATCTACATTATATCCTGTCTGTAAATTTCCTGGAAGAGGCAGAATGATACGCTGAGAGATCTTCTGTTTTTCGTTAAGGTCTCTCTGATACTGATAGTCTTCAAAGATACTGAACACAACAAACTGACCCATCTGTTCCATCTCGTTTGGAAAGACAAGTGTTCCACTTCTATTTCTATCTACAAGTTCTTTAAGTTGTGATCGTGTTTCTTTTAGATCTAAAGAGGCCATATAAATATCCTTGGATTTACCAACTATTTATAACTATGCCAGAATACTACCAAGGAAAATATAGACCAAAAAACCCTCATAAGTACAAAGGAAACCCAAACGAAATCTACTTTCGTAGTTCTTGGGAAGCTAAAGCTATGATGTACTTTGACTTAAGAGAAGAAGTCATACAGTGGTCCAGCGAAGAAATTATTGTTCCATATAGATCTAAACTTGACGGTAAAAAGCATCGTTACTTTCCAGACTTTGTTATTACGGTAATTGACAAGAATGGAAAGAAAAAAACATATATGGTTGAAGTAAAACCGTATAAGCAGACAATAGAACCAAAACCACAAAAGAGAATGACAAAAAAGTACTTAAGAGAAGTCCAAACCTACGTTATAAATAAATCAAAATGGGAATATGCAGAAGAATTCTGTAAAGACCGCGGTTGGGAATTTACTACAATCACAGAGAAAGATTTATTCGGAAGTGCCGGCATCAACCTTTGACCAAATATTAGCTAAAGGAGCTCGACAGGGTATTCTTCCTGCACGCACAGCAGACGCGCGTCGTTGGTTTAGAGATCAAGCAAAGAGATCCAATGTTACAGCCGAAAAGCTTCATGCTGAATCTAAAGCTGCGTTCACAAAATCTGTTTCTGTTGGGCGAATGTATATGTTTTTCTATGATCCGAAACATAAAAAGACACTTCCATATTATGACAGATTTCCGCTGATATTTCCTTTCAAAGGAGAATCAGATGGATTCTATGGAATCAATCTTCATTACCTTCCACCAAAACTAAGAGCTATGCTGATGGATGGTTTGTATGATCTGCTTTCTAATAAGAAATATGACGAAACAACAAAGCTTCGTTTGAGCTATAATGTTCTTAATGGTGCTTCTAAATATAAATGGTTTAAACCTTGTGTTAAGAGATATCTATCACGGCATGTAAGATCTCGATTTATTGAAGTGAATGTGAATGAATGGGACATGGCACTCATGCTTCCAACACAGAAATTCCAAGGAGCTTCAACAGCAAAAGTCTGGAGAGATAGCAGAAATGCCGTTTAAAATTAACGAGTTTACAAGTTCTATCAGCGCAACTGGTGTTTCTAAACAGGATCGGTTTGAGGTTCGTATTACACCTCCTTCACCCGGTGGTTCTGGAGAGTCAGCATTGAGTCGTCTTATCTCTGCATTATCCAGCGTGGGTGGTACCGTAGGACAGATTGCTGGTATTATTGACGGATTTGGAGGAGTCGACTCACAACACTTAGCTCTTCGTGCATCTGAAGCTGAACTTCCAGGACGTTCAACACAGACAATAGAAAACAGATACTATGGCCCAGTTCAGAAAACTGGATATCAGGGAAATTACGTAGATACGCAGATTACGTTTATCTGTAGTGAAGATCTTCGTGAAAAGTTATTCTTCGAGAAATGGCAAGATCTTATCTTTGGAGATCATCGTACAGGACCGAACAATCTCACTATGAAGAACTACAATGCTGGATACTATGATGACTATATCTCTACAATCGAGATTTTTCAGTATAATGAGAACAACGATAAAACGTATCAAATCAAACTACTTGAAGCCTTTCCTATTAATGTCAATCCATTGTCACTTTCCTGGGGAGCAGACGACATTCACAAATTGCAAGTTAGCTTCGCATTTAGATCATTTGAAGATAAATCTAACGGATTGTCTAAATTTGCTGCCGGTGCTTTCAATCTTAACAATGCACTTGGTGGAGGAAGCGGGAGAGAAGTTGGTGGAATTAATACATCGAACGTGCGACGTGGAATTCGTTTCTTAAATAGAATTTTTTAACTGAATTGGAGTAACTATGCCTTTACCATCATTAGCAACACCTGAGTTTTTTACCAAGATTCCTTCAACACAGAAAGAAATCAAATTCCGTCCTTTTCTTGTTAAGGAAGAGAAGCTTCTCTATATAGCATTAGAAAGCAAAAACAATAAAGATATCGTCAATGCAGTTAAGCAGATTTTGCATAATTGTATTCTTGATGATATCGACATTGACGAACTGACATCATTCGATTTTGAATATCTGTTTCTGCAGCTACGTGGAAAGTCAGTCGGTGAAGTTATCGAATTGATTGTTTCTCATGATCCAGAAAAGAACGACTGTAAACACAAAACACCAGTTGCCGTTAATATTGAAGACATTAAAGTTAATGTTCCAGAAAAGAATACTAAAACGGTGGAGCTAACATCAGATATTGGTATAGAACTACACTATCCAAATATCGAAAAGCTTTCGAATGTGACAAACATTAAGACAGACGAATTCGATGCTCTTATTGATGTTATGGCATCATGCATTAAAAAGGTGTATCAGGGAGATGAAGTTATTACAGATTTCAGCCATAAAGAAATGAAGGACTGGATTCTAACAATGAATAAAACACAGCGTGAAAGCATTTATGATTTCATTAAAGATATGCCGACTATTACACATAAAATTGAATGGACATGCCCGGCCTGTGGAAAGGATGATTTTGTAGAAGTACGAGGGCTTCAAGGTTTTTTTACCTAAGTCTTTCTCATAATACACTACAGAACTATTATCGAAGCACTTTCGCAATGATGCAACATCATAAATATAGTTTGACAGAACTAGAAAATATGATTCCTTGGGAAAGACAGATATATCAGACTATGCTTATTCAATATATTGAAGAAGAAAACGAAAGGCGCAATAAAAAGTAATGGCACTTCCTGCACTCAATAATGATGAATCAGAAACACTCATCATAGAAGGATCGATGATGATCGACGATAGTATTCAGGCTGTCGGAGACAAAATCGTGAATGTACTAAAGGCTATTGAATATACTATGTCTATGACTATGATAAATGTTATGCAGGAAATGATTGATCAGAATACACAGATTATAGGTCTTCTTAAGAAAGAATACAATGCTGATGAAGCTGAACGAGACAGAGTCGAATCAGAAAAAGACACGTCTGCATTTGCTGCTGATGAGGCAGAAGCGGAGGCTGCAAGATCTCAGCCAACAGAAAAACTTATCAATACAGATAAACTTAAAGCTTTTGGATCTAAATTAACAAACAGTCTTTTTAGTATACTCGGCGGTGCCGCCGCCCTTGGATTTCTGTATTTCCTTCCTGAAATTCTAGACAGTAAGTTTTTTAAAGAAGGCCTAAAGTTCATGAAAGAAACTTTGTGGCCTGCACTTGTTTCTCTTTGGGATGACTATTTGCTTCCAATTGTTCAATGGCTTGGTAATAGTCTTGGTGATCTCTTTGAGGACTTCAATGATCCAAATAAAACCGGTCTTGATATTCTTAAAGAGAACTTTGGTATTATTGCGCTAGTCATTGGTGGTATTGCCGCAAAGATTATTGGTTTATCAACTATTTTGAGTGGTGTTGGCCCAGCATTGGCTTCTGCTGGTGCATTGATATCTGCTCCAGTTGCTTTGTTTGCTGCAGGTGCAGCTGCTTTTGTGACTGGGATGATTGGTGCAACAGAAGCTCTTGAAAATGGCAAAGAAATACTCGATAAAGAAAAACTATCACTAACTGATAAGATCTCTCTTGCAATTGGAGGGTTTATTGGTGGTGTTCTTGGAATCTTTGATTGGATAGCCGGTCTTTTTGGAATAGAAACAAACTTCAAAGAAACAGCAACGAAAGGAATTTCTAACTTCATTGCAGATCTATTTGACAGTCTTAAAATTCTCATTGTTGATGCTTTACCTGCAGTCTTTCAAGATAAAGCAGCAGAAATGCTAGGTGTTGATACAGATTTGAGAGAAAGACAAAGAGATAGACAGATCACTGACAATGAAAATAAACTTCAGGAACTCGAAAAAGCAAAAACACGTATAGAAGAAAGTAACATTGGTGAGACAACCAAACAAATCAAACTGTCACAAATTGAAAAACAGATTGAAGAAATTACAGAACAGAACAAAATAAACAAACTGCAGAAACAGATTGGCACAATCGACGTTACAACATCACAAAGAACAGAAGAAATTCCTGGTGTGTTGGATAAAATTTTTGGTAAATCTGGAGAAGATGCTTATAGATCTGCTATAGGAGAAGATACAGAAGAAATTCCTGGTGTGTCGGATAGATTTTTTGGTAAATCTGGAGGAGATGTTTATAGCTCTGCTTCTAATATCGGAGAAGATATTGATATGAAATCAAGAGAAATTGACAGAGCTGGTACAAACGTAGTAACCATCGTTGATAATTCTACTAAGAATCAGAGCAGCATGCAAAACAACATCACAAATAGAAATGGAGGGTCAGCTGTTAGACCGAAGTCTGAAGAGCCGACCCTCAGTGCCATGGCTGGTTTGTAATTAGTCTTCGTCGTCGATCATTGACTCAAAGTCAGAGAGATCAAAATCCCCATCATCATC